TCAAGGCTGTATTCAGCCCTAGCAAGGACAGAATTTTCAACCCTGCTGTATTGGGTACGGAAGGCCAAAATAACACCTCCTGGGGTGAATAAGGTTGGTTAGGCTTACGCGGCCACGGTGGCGGTATCTGGCACCGGCGCCAGGATTTGCGAGTTCAGGATAAAGTCGATCGCGGGGGCCGGGTAGATCTTGTAGGTCACGTCGATCGCGCTGCGGTTGGTTTGGTTGAGCGTCGCCGCCGTAAAGCTAGGGTCGTAACCGTAGATGATGGCCTGACTGCTAAGCCGGTCTAGGGTAAGGTTCACCGCCTCGCGGATGAGCCCCAGGGTGGTGCCATCTAACGCCTTGCCGATGAATAGGGTTTCCTCCAGGTCGCGTACCGTCTGGGCCACGTAGTCGCTCTGGTTGATAATTGAGATTTGCTCAAATACGACAGAGGAACGGGCGGTGGTAATGGCCCGGGTCACCCGAAAGCCCCGGGACTCCCGCACCAGGGTAGGGTCACGCTCGATGGTTAGAATGCCGGAGACGATCGCATCATCCAGTTCAGTGCTACCGGGTTGGTACTCAAATTCAGCAGCGGTGATATTGGTTAGGAAGGTATGGGTAATCGGGTCAGAAACGCCATTGCCTTCAGCCGCTAGCATCCCCGCCACGATCGCGGTAGTGGCATAGGCAGAAGAATAGGTACGTTGGCTACCGGTCACCAGGTCCGCCATGCGCAGTCCGGGGGAGACAAATACTACCCGCTCGCTGTTAAAGGTTTCCGCCCTGGCCCGGATTTGTGATTGGGTCCAGCCTAGGGCATGGCCTAGGATGCAGATGCGTTCCCGCCGCTGGGCGGTGGTAGACATCAACCGGCAATGGTCGGCAAAGGCCGCTTGGACGCCTGCATCGGTGACGCCAGCGGGCACCAGGTAGCGCAGGGGCGTATATTTCACCTTATCGAGGGCTTCCAGCCATCGTTGCAGGGTGGGTACAGAGTCGAAGCCACCGGTCAGCAAAATGGAGCCGGAGGGTGGCAATGGGTCGATGCCACCGGCTAGGGACACGCCACCGGCGGCCACTAGCACCGTCGTCTGGGTGTTAACCAATATATTGGTCTTCCAGCCATTGGCGCTGATGCCCGGGGGCACGGCGGTCAGGGTGATGGTACTGGTGTAGGTGCCAGCATTGTAGGCGGCGCTGGCAACAGCGTAGGCGCTCCAGTCATTGGACTCGTTAATTAGTCGGGCCAGTTCGATACCTACCGCCTGGATGGTATCGCCAGGCAGGGTGGAGTAGAACACCGTTAGGGGGCCTTCGGCGCGATCGCTGGGGGTAAGCGACAGGCTCAGGTATTGGCCACCCCGTTGCAGGATGCCATTGGCGGGTAGCTGGGTTTCAATCGCTTCAGTGGCAGGCTGGGAGGGCGGATCTACCACCAGGGTTTGCCGGAACACTAGGGACGCACTAGCGGCGGTGCCAGCGGCAATGGTGCCAGCGTCTAGCTTTTGCACCGTGCGCACCCGGTCTAAGCCGGTGCCATCCCATTCGTAATGAACAATCTGATAGGTGCCGGCGTAGTCACCGGAGGCGATGGTAAAGGTAGAGCCAATAATACCTTTGTTGGTGGCATGCTGCCAGGTTTGGCCACTAGGCAGGGCAAAGCGGTAGATATTAGCACCATAGGCGGTGGTGGTGACCACCATGTTAGTAACCGCTTGGGTGTAAACGTTTTCCTTGCGGACAACGTTGTAGGTGCCGTTGACAGTGGCGGGCAGGGCCGCTGATACCGTCACGGTGGCAGGCGTTGGGGTTAGGTTAGTCCCATCCCAGGAGAAGGCGAGCGAGTCGGTGGTATTCACCCGCAAGCTAGCCGGGTATTGGTAGAAGAATGCGGCATTGGTAATCTCACTAGCGCCGGTCAGTGTTGCCTTGCCGTCACTGGTGGAGGTAGCGATCGTTAGGGTCTGGGTTGCCTTGGTGCCGCCAGCGGTGGCCCGCACCGATACCGGTGACTCAGCATTTAAGCGCTCAAGCAACCGGGAGACAGAGGGCACATTGTCAATGGTCTGCTTATAGGCTGTCCCATTGAGTTGGGTGCCAGCAATCACCGCCTGGGTACCCTGGATGGAGCCGGGTAAAAACTGAACACTGAAGGTATTGCCGTAGCCGCCAAAGTCCTTAAATTCACCCACTAGGGTGGTGCCATTGTTGGTGAGGGTGCCGGAGGCTTTGGCGGAATTGTCCGCCCGTACCCCTAGCACTAGGGGCGCACCGCCCTTGACGCCACCGCGAAAGGTAAGGGTGATGGCATCAGCCAAGGGTGAACCAGCACCAAATACCTGCTGGGCTTGGTTAGCATTTTTGAATGCGTAGGTGGTCAGGGGCGTGCCACCTAGGGCTGCACCTAGCACACAAACAACATTGGGGGCAAATTCCTGGGCCAACTCCAGGGCGGAGGCATCCACCTGGGTGTAGGCACCGGGTTGCAGAATACGGCTAACGGGCCGACCGAAAACAACACTAGAAGCCATGGGAGTTTCCTATTGAACTGGAGTGAGTAATGCCCGTTGCCATAGTCGTCGCCATTCGTCTAGCGATCGCGGCTCGGTGTGGCCTGCCAGCGTTGCCAGGGCGGCGGCGCGTTGATGGTCTGACAGGTATTGATTAGCGAATAATTCAAGCGTTATCGGCATAGAGTCTATCCGGGGAAATGATGTCGTTAAGTTGGTTCAACCCTTCGCCTGCTGCACCAGCCCAAATGCCGCCGGGGCCAAAATTTTCCCAGGCGAAAGCGTATTGCAATCGGTCTACGTCGGTCACTACCGATAGGTCGTAGGTGGCAGCAAAGGTCAGGCGGGACACGTAAAATTCAAACCCTGGCTGGCTCTGGGTGCCTTGGTATTCCACCTGGTCATCGGCGGCATTAGTACAGTTCAGTTGGTAAAAGCCCAGTGTCCTTAGTTGTGGAAGTGCCCATAGGGTGGCGTCTAGGCAATATTGCTGGAACCAGATGTGCAGGTCATCGCGTAGACGTTCGTTAGTACAACAGATGGCCGCCTCTAGTTGGTCGTTAACCAGTAGCCCTGAAAATTTACGAACCGTCAGCCCACGCCCGGGCAGTTGTACAGACTCCTCGTGCCAGTCCAAGTCCACCCCGGTGGGTTTGTTGGTCGAGCCGAGCCGGAGGATAGCGATGCGCGGGCAGTGCTGACGGGCGGTCGGATAGGCGCTAGTCACATCCAATGGCAACCATTGGTTAGCGCGACTATCCCCATGGTCTGCCTTGAGACGCCTGACGGCAGCCTCATTAACGTCCTTGGCAAATTGTCGGGCAATGTCCAGTAAAACGGTCTTTCCATCACAGGGGTAGGGAAACCGTTCACCAAAAAGGGCGCTTTCACCCCCAGCTAGGTTGCTATCCACTGATGGCAATCTCGAAGACGAGGATAGCTAGAAGTGCGGCGATCGCAATAAACCACAACATCAGAAGCCATGCTCCTTTAGAACGTCTTGAACCGCCGCCGCGATCGCCTGCTGGATTTCCGGGTCCGCCCGGTTGACGGCTGACTCGAACCAGTATTTGCCAGCCATTGGCGGTAACGTCTTGGCAAAGAAATAACGGCCACTAATGCCCCTAAAGCCGTTCTCGCCATTGACAAGCTGATGATTACCGCCTGGGATCGTAAGTCGTGCTTTGGACGCATAGCCAGCCTTAGCGCTAGGGGTGTACTTAGGGCGCACCTCACCCCGGCCTGTCTCCAGGATGGCGAGGTAATTCCATTCCTCCGGGTTGTCCGCATAGCGGGTCATTGCAGAGGCATAGATGCGAGAGCGAAAAGGAGAACCGTAGGGGTACTCCGCCTGGACGCTAGCGGCACCGCGCCCGGTGCGCTTTTGGATGACATGGCCACCAGTACGGCTATTGAAGGGCACACCGCTTAGGTGTTCCTTGCCGTAGGTGGCTACCAGGTCGGAGGCATCCTGGATCGCTACCTTGGCGATCTCAGGGATGAGTTCTTTCACCTGGCTCAGCCCAAACTGGCCAGATTTCAGGTTGATGGCATAGCGGTAGGCCATTATTTAGCCGGTGCTTCCTTGGCAGGCTTGGGAGCGGTGATTTCTTCTACCGTGAAGCGATCGCCATAGAGGGCGTTTAGCTCCTCCTGGAGGGCCACCACCTGTACACCCACCACCGGTTCCCCGATCGCCACTAGCTTAGCCACCGGCAAGTAGATAGAACCGGACTCAATTTCACCAGTGGTGTCAATAACGCGATAACCCATCTTCCTTTACTCCAAAACGTTCGCGGGATAGAAAAACTTGAAAGGCGGCAACGGTATCACCCATCTGGCACGGCATCACCGGCGCGGTGGCGTAGTAGATGCCGCCTGCTATCTGAAATCGGTCCTGACGCTTTGGGCGATCGTTGACCACCACAAATACCTCACCCGGATCTTGCACCAGGTAAAGGCTTGCCTCGCCCTGGTAGTAGATGCCGCCCTTGTCCTGGAATGGCGTTTGTTTGGGCCTACAAAAAATGCCCTTCAGTGGGTTGTTTGGGTTGGGCCGGTAGTCGATGCCGGAGTCAAACAACCCACTCTGGGGCGCTAAATAGTCAGGCTGCCCAGCCTCGTTATAGGTCGCCTGCTTAGCCTCCACCGCCTTCCAATGGTAGACAGTGGTGCCAACCATCGGATTGGACGCGATCGCGGCGATCGCTTGGCGGATGAAGATGCCTTGCGGCGTCTCTGTAAAACCGAGGCTGGGCTGCATGGCTAGAACATTTCCAGGATAGCCATCACCTCAATGGCCCCACCAGCGATCGCGGTGGAGGTGTCGGTCTGGTTGTACTGGAAGGTCAAAGAGGGTACATCGTACCAGGACAGGGCGTCAGCACTAGCAGCCACATCTCGAACGACGGTGCCAGCGGTTACCAGGGAAGCGGCAGCAATGGTCACCAAAGTTTCAGCGCTAGCGGTGCCTTGCTTCACCTTCAACAGAAAGTCGTCGCCTGTAGTATTGCCAGCGGTAGCCGCGATCGCCACCCGTGCATGGGCATAGGTCAGCCGTACATTCTTAAGCCCGATAGCAGGGACGCTCCAGGTGAAAAAGGTAACGTCTGAACCCTTGGTGCATCTGGCTAGGTTAACGACACCCCGCACGCCAAAGCGGCAAGCGCCATAGTTGTACTGCTGGCCGATGTGCAGGATCGAGGCGGTGGCTTCGTTGTCGGTAGAGATACTACCGATTAGCACATCGCTGACCAGCGGCGCGGCGTTGTTGGTATCGCCATAGGTGAGCCCTTGGAGCCCGAAGTAGATATTTTTGTTGCTGAGGTTTTTGGCCGCCGCTGCGGTCACCTTAGGTCCGTAGGGACCGATCACCTTATCGCCTTCGACGATCACGCCAGAGGTAAGGGTTGGGGTGAGCCCGGTCGTTACCGCACCGCCACTGGTGAGCGGTAAGCCTAGCTCTAGCCCGGCGCGGATACCTTCGCCGGGTTGTAGGTATTCCAGGCTTTTGCGTAGGCTATGCTCCCAGCCTTGCTCGGGCTGAGAGATCGGGGGGAAGGGAGAAGTTTGGGGATTGAGAGGCATGGTCGTTTCCTTACAAAATGTCTAGGTCAAGTCGGGCGTAGCTATCCAGTATCAAGTTGGCTGACAGTTGCCAGCTTGGTGAAAACTGGGTGAACAGTTGTCCAAAGTTCAAATTCACACAACCAATCGAAAGCGCCTGCATCCCCTGGGTGAGCGCTTGTTGCCAGAAAATTGCTTGCCGGACGGCGGCCATGTTGGCGATCGCCTCAGCAATGTCGGTGGGGATCTTGTCAAACCCGGCGGTGTAGGTAAGCTCTACGTTGTTCATCCCGGGCGGTAGGGTGGCAAAGGTACCGATGCCAATATCAGCGCCAACGGCATAACCCCAGTCCCACCAGTCCCAGATATTTTGGTTGATGGTAATCACCCCGGTTTCGGCGTCGCCGTGGAGTAATTGGGCACCGCTGCTGCGAATATTGAGCGGGTCAAAGTCTTTCTCGGTATAGCGCCTGAATAGGGTGCGGCTATAGCTGAGCGCGTCTATCCTAAAGAATTCATCAGCAACAAAAGGACGTTCGCGTAGGTGGACCTGTCGTTGGCGATTAAGGCCATTGTACGCCTGACGGATGTATCGCCACTTGGCAAAGCGTCTGCCGGTGCGGCGCTCTCCTTCGGCGGTCGCTTCCTCCAGGCATCGCAACACATAGCGGCTATAGGCGGTTTCCACATAGGTTGTCGTTAGGTTCTCCGGTCCGTTGTAGTAAAGGGTATTGCCTACCCTGGCCCAGCTTCGTTCATAGCGGGTAGCCAAGTCTTTGTAGTCCACCTGGGCGGCGTGTTGATCGTCCACCCATAGCCCGTACAGCACTTGGTCGTCGGCTAGTTCCGCCTCCCAGTAGCCCAGGGCATTTTGTTCCCAGTCCAACCCCACCAGGGGGACCGCAATTTGAACCGATGCGCCAGGGACGCTTCCTAGTACCTCTAGCACCTCCCTAGGGGCGGCATAGACTAGGGCACCACTGACACAGTAGCTAGTTGCCGCGGGCGGCGTAGCGGTGGTAAAGGGCTCACTATGCTGAAGGGTGCCATAGGCGACTACCTCCAGCGTATAGCCCTGGTCGAGTTTGATCTTGTCCCAGATGCTTTGGTTTGGCACCACCCGCACCACGCCCCGCTTGGCATGGCGGATGCTAATTACCGTCGTACTGCTGACCGCGATCGCATTGTTGCTATCCCGCCAGCGTACCGTCAATGCCCTGGGGACACTTACCCCCAGAACAGTGATGGCAGCCGGGGTTAGGTCGAGTTCATCGCCCGGTCCCCGGTTGGAGTTGGCCCACAACTGAATGTCGATGGGCCAGTTATCCAGCCAGGGATACTCGAACGAGGTGCCATAGGTGACAGGCATTAGCCAAGCAAGCTCAGGAGTTCCTGTGCCTTTTTCTCAACGCCCTTGGATGTATCCGCGTCGATTACCGCCTGTAGGTAGGCGCGGCGCAGCTCAACCGGCAAGGTTTCATTGAGGGCGGTATTTTCTACCACCGGCGTCGATTGGGCGATCGTCAGTCCCTTTAGCTTTTCCACTTCCACCTGGATTAACTCCAGGTCATCGTCAGAAAGGACAAAGGGTTCTACCACCGGTTCCGGTGCTGCCTCCGGCTCAACCGGGGCGGCGATCGCTACCGCATCCGTACTCAGGTCCACCAGCGATAGGCGGAAATGGCGTTGGATGCGCGGCTCGAAGGACTCAAGCAAGGCAGCGATCGCGGCGGCGGTGTCATCGCTTACCTCGTAGGGCACATCCACCGCAAAGGTGAATGAACCCTTCTCCCCAGGTTTGCCGCCCGGCACCTGCGGAACCGGTGCGCCTAGCCCAGGGAAGCGATCGCTATGCAGGGTTAACTGTTTCATGACTACGGTTGAGCAGGAACGTTCAAGATTTCAACGATAGCTTCGGGGTAGCGAACGGTAAAGGCCAAACGTTCCCTTGCTCTGATTGCAGTTTGGTCTGTCTGGCTCAGGATCTCGTTGTATACCCTGATGTTAAATCGCTGCCAGTCACCAATGGCAAAGGCTGACTGGTTCATTACCAGGGCTTTTCCGTAGGTGTCACCGGGTTGCGCATCCAGGAAGGTGGTGGCGATAACCGGGGCACCAGCCAAGCGTCCGATCTCACCAGTAAAGATACCGGCACCGGAGCCATAGGCGTAGCTGCTCATGGTTTGGAAGCTACGGTTGCGCAGGAGGGCTTCCTCCCAGGCTAGGCCCACCATCACCACTACGTCGCGCTTATTGCGTCCGTAGATACCCAGGTAGCGCATGGCGCGTACCAGGTTGCTGGTGGCGGTGCTGGAGTCCACCGAATTGGTGCTGGAGTCCAGGGTGGCGTCGTAGGTGTAGGGCGTCGCGGCGGCCTGGGCGAATAGCCCATTAAAGACATTCTTGGGGTCGCCGGGGCCATGGTCCACGGTGGTATCCCCTAGCAGGAAGGCAAGTTCTTCCGCCTGGGCAAATTCCCGTGCCATTTCTTCTTTCAGCATCCCTTCAATATCTCGAATGGTGCTGTCCTCGAATACTTCCTGGTCCACGGGTAGCCAGGTCATCAGCTTCTCGGGCACTAGGTCGATGCTGTCAAGCCGTGCCTTAAATTCAGGCGCCGGTTGGCCCGCTTTGACGCTGTAGGCACCCTGGGCGCGTACTAGCTTGGGGATGCGGATCTTGGGCTTGGTCATGTTGATCAGGCTCTTGCTGCGGTCAGCGATCTGACGCATGAAGCATTGTTGCCGGATCAGGGGGATCACTTCAGAAGCGATCGTGGTTTGGAGGGTAACCTCGGCACCACCGCCATCGCTAATGCCTAGCGATTTCAGTAGCGCCCGACGGGTCAGGGCTGCGTTCGTCATGGTTTGGGGTCCTTATGTCGTAGCTAAATTAATCGTCGTCAGCTTCGTCAGCTGAAAATGGCAGTGGCTCACCCGCTTGTTGTGAATGGTATTGCAGCAACAGCGCATCACCGAAGGACACGGGGCGGTCCAGGTCATCGCCGTCCCAGCCAAGGCTAGCGGCACTCTTTACTAGGTCCTCATCACTGACGATCGCACCAGCGACGCCCTTACGACTGCCATAACGCTGGCCCTTGGCTGCCTTGCGCATCTGGCGTAGGTCGGGGATAGCGTCCGGGTCTTCGTTATCCTCCGGGTCACGGGTTGCCATGGCTTGTTGGATGCCGGATTCAATCGCGCTCTTGATCAAGTTTTCTAGCGGGATTTCGTCCGGTGCTTGGTCCTGGGCGCGTTGGCTGATGCCTGCCGCTTTTTCTAATTGGTTGACGCGATCTACTAGGGGACCTTCGTATTCGGTGCCAAGGATAGTTTCTTCGAGGGCAGCGACGGCATCAAGCAAGGAGCCACCCCGGGCGCTTTTCTTAAGGCCAGTGTGGTTTTCTAGCTGACTGACGCGATCGTGCAGGGAGGAACCACCCATGCCGCTGTCGTCCATGTCATCTTCATCATCGGCGTCCATGGCTTCAGGGGCATCCATGTCCTCGTCATCCTCTTCCATCATGTCCTCGTCGTCGGGGTCCATGGCAGGAGGCGCACCAGGGGACATGGGTGGCGCACCATTGGCGGCGGGGGCACCAGCGGTAGGGGGCGCACCGGCACCCGCCTGGGCAGATTGCAGGATTTGTAAGCCTTGTTGGAATACTCCCATCAAGGCTTGTAGGGTTTGTGGGTCCATTTTCTAGTTACCTAGCTAGGAGTAAATAACGTACTGTTGGGGAAACTGAACGTCGATGCCCACAACGCCGGGTGAACCGGCAGGGCGCAAAGGTTTTCCCTTTAGCTCCTCAGGCATCTTCTCTACGAATTCGTCCAGTGCTTTGGTTAGGTCGGCATTCATCGCCTTCACCGTCCCCGCCGCCTGGTAGTCGTTCATAAACGGCAATTCTTGGGCGAAACGGGTGCAGTATTGCAAGAACCGGACAAAGTTCACCATCGGGTCGGTCGGGGTGTCAGTCATGCCCGCGATCGCCCTGGCGCTGTCGGTCAAGAAAGAAACCGTCTCCGGGCTACCCCAGGCGTCCTTGTCCATGTAGCAAGCTTTAGCTAGGTTGCGGGTCAGCTGGGTGATGGTGATACCGAATACATCGGTGGGGGGCATACCGCCGGAGGAGTAGGGGCGATGGGCTTTGGGTTGCTTGCCACCGATACCCTTACCGGCATGGGCACTGCCGGATTCATCCATTTGTACCTCTTTGCCACCCTTCGGCTGCGGGCTTTTGGCGTCAACCTTGCGACCCATCGCCGGGATGCCCGTATCCCGCCATGCGCCAGAACCAAACTCACGCCCAGGATTGCCCAGGGCTTTGCGGAGGAAGTTATCGATAGTCATGGGGAGTGAGGGGGTGGAGGATTTGGTAAAGGCGGAAGATCGTTTGCGTCCGGTTGGGGCAGTTTTGCTGCCTAGTCCTAATTGTTCCAAGGCGCCTGCCGAAACGTCCATTGCCGAATGACTGTTGACCGTCAGGAGAAACGCAATATCTTTTGGCTTTAGTTTCGAGCGAGTGATAGGGTGCCGAACCCCGTCGATTTCAGCTACCAGATTGGCGCCATAGCTACTTTGGTCATCAAAATGCAGTTTGACAGATCTACCTGCTGACAATGCTGCTTTCATGGCTTGTACGGCTTTTGAGTAGAAAGCCCGGCCTTCAAAATAACCTTGGTTGATTCGTTGCTGCACTAAGTCAGGATTGTAAGAAACCCCAGGCGCCTCTGTCGCGTCATCCTTCACACCCTCGGGTCCATCTAATTTGGCTTGATTGCCAATGGATTGAAGCTCTTGCAGCTTGCTTTCCCAGTCATCATCCGCCCCCTCCATCGCCTCACCCTCAGGCATAGGCTCATCCGCGATCGCGGCTTGCTGCTGCTCCAGCATTTCGCTAACGGTGGGTTCGGGGTCGGAGTCACCTGAAATGAAGGCATCAAGGGCTTCAGGATCAAGTCCTACCCGCTGGGCCAATTCCAGCAGGTCAAAACCCGCCGTATGTTGTACCCATTTTTGACCATGCTTCAGCTCAATATTCCCATTCCTGGCCCTGAGGAGATCGACGCTGTCGGCATCAATGACGGTACTTTTGGGATTGCGAGAACTCATGCCGTACCGCCCTTGGGACAGTAGCACCGATTCGCCGTCAGCCACCCGTTTCCGAATCGCGCCAAGCACCATTTCAGCAACCGCCTCTCGTCGCTCAATGCGTCCAAGAGCCCCTGCCGCCATCTCCATTTCACCTACATAATACGGAAACTCCATTTCGTCCTGAACAGTGGCTAAGGCCGCATTAGCGGACGGGAAAAATCCCAGCTTAAGCGGTGAAGCGGTAGGATCAAATAAATTCCTTAATGAGTATTGCTTTTCCCCGTGAAGCGACTCTTCGCCAGCGACTTCCTGGATGTCGCTCAATTGAATATCTTGAGGCGTAAGCGTTTCAGCGGTAAAGCTTCTGCTAGTGCGGCTTGCTTTAGGTTCAGCAGAGGTTGAAATGCTAGGTTCAACGTCCTCAGGCTTAGCCTCTCCCTTCTCCGCCTCCACCACCGGGACGATCGCAGGTTTTTCCGCCTTCATCTTCCCGCCAGACGGCTTACCGCTGGCCTTGGGTTTATCCATCCGTTCCCAGCGGCTATTGGCATTTAGCCGATAGGTAACACCGTCCTCTACTTTGGTATCGCCCTCATTGTGGCCACCAAATAAGCCTAGCTGGCCCGGGGAGGGCACTCGCCGCCGTCCTGCCTTGCGTAGGACAATGCCATGCTCTTCGCTAGGGTGAGCGGTATAGGCGATGCCATTCAGGTAGATGTAATGCTGTTGTTTCTGAGCGAGCATGGTATTACCCACAGATTTAGCAAGCGCGGTAATGTAGGCGCCATTGTCGGGGGTCTCGGACTCAATTAGCCGGTTGGCCGGGTTGTCAGTAATGCTCAATTCGTCCAGCCGTACGTCGGTAATCAGGTTGCAGGTCCGCCCGATCGCATCTCTGCCGGGGCGTACACCGTTGATCTTGCCACCCACGCTAACGCCAAGGTGAACCATGCCCTCTTTGAGCATATTCCACACCACCCGGGCGATGGGGTTAGCGCCAGACAGGACACCCCGCCAGCGCGTAGTGCCATCGCTATCGACGCTCATCTCAGTCACCCGGCCCAGGGGGAGCGCGATCGCGGCTAGTAGCCCCACTTGTTGGTCGTAGGGAATATTAAGGGCAGAGATAGACTGCTTTAGAAATCGCTCCCAGAAGCCATGGTGCAGGCGAATGGGGCCACCCTTTAGCCCGTCCGGGCCACGGGTTGCCATGAAGCCAGGGATAGCGCGTTGAATCGCGTCCGGGCAAATGGCATCGCCGTCAAGATCTCTAAAAAAATTGGAGGCTACCCCGCCCACAACCATATCGGCTGACTTGGACAGGATAGCCTCCACCGGAAGAACCATGGAGGAGATAGGAGCTAGGGATAGGAAATAAATTATGCCTACGCTATGCCTATCTTAGCGTAGGTTCGAGAAATGGTTAGAACGCTGAAAATATGGATGCCTGCAAGGGGCTGCCGATGCCTTTGGCGTAATTAAGCGCAACCTTTGGGCAATTGGCGTTTCGGTTCTCCATCCGTGCTGCAAAGCTATGGGCTTGGCTATCCGCTGAGTAAAGTAAGTCCCACACAATTGAAGATTCTAGGGCGGTCTTCTTAACGCCAAACCCGTGCAACCTCAGATCGGGGCGAGCTGTCTTAATCGCCACCAAGACGGCTTCAATTGCCCCAGGGTTGCTGTTTCGCTTGCAGACAGAACCCACCCCTACCCATTGTCCAGGACGTAAGCGATCGCCGTAATCGTGCAGGTGCCTAACGTAGTCAGCGGGGGAGTAGCCTTGCAGCACTGGCATAATATAGACGCCGGTATCTAGGGCAAGCAGGCGATCGTAGTTTTCTATGGTTAGCCGTTGGTGGTCTTCAATGGTTAGCCCGGTCTTGCCAAGGATAAATGGCTCACACATATAGTCCTGCGCTACAGCTGCCACAAGGTTACCGTTTTTTGCCCATCGCCGGATTTCTTTGGCATAGTCTTCTGCTGGCAAATGGCCTTGCCCGCTAGCGATGCGAGTAAAAGCGCCGCTATCCAATATCCAGGATTGAACCGGGAAGGGAGAGCGACGCCTTAGAAGTCGGTTGACTGACACCATGCACCGGGGAAAATCCCCGCAGCCAGACAGGCCGTTGACGGGCTGATGCCAGCCTATGTAAAACTCCTGCATCAGAACGGTGGCCCTATCAAACCACTGTCAATGTCCACCGTGACAAACCTAGACGCGTGGGCGCGTGGTGGCAGTTTAACCATCACCTTATCGCCATCGACCGCAAAGACAGACGCTTGTTGCCAGGGTTCCTCCGTGGATGGGCGATAGGCGATCGCATAGCCGGGCTTCAGGTTCATAACTAACTCCTAATCTGAATGGGCATCATCAAATAGGTCGCCGGGGACCCATCTGTAAAAACCACTGGGCTTTCCGGCTTATTCATCTCCATGGTGAAGGTTTCGCCAACGATCGCGTTGGTTAGCGCCTCCTTGATGTACTTGCCATTGCCCGCCAGGGTGATAGCGTCGTTGCAGGCTGCACCGGCAACCTGCTCCTGAGCTTTGGCCGCCTCTTTTGCCTCTGCACTCATCACCAGCCCAGTGGTGTCAAACTCCAGCTTAACGATGTCTCGGTTTTCACCGGCCACCACCAGGGTGCGATCGAGGGCTAACAGAAACGGTTTGCGATCGCAGGTCGCCACCTTGGAGAACACCTTGGGGAATAGCTGCCGGTAGTTGGGGTATTGCCCCTCGATGACACGGCTGTAAAGCTCGGTGTCGCCACACAGGGCATGTACAGACACATCGTCAAAGGTTAGCTTGACGGTGCCTTCGTAGCCCTTCAGGACGGTTAACAATTCCCGCAGGCTCTTCCCGGGTAGGGTGACGGGGCGATAGTCCTCGGGGATGACAACACTACCGCCGGGTAGCGGATAGGCGATCATTCGATGGCCATCGGTGGCCGCTAATTCCATTACCCCTGCCTCCCCCTCTTCGCCGGGGGTGACAGAGAAATGGACGCCGGTCAGCACCTGTTTGCTTTCGTCGGTGCTGGCACAGAACACCGTAGCCGCGATCGCGGCCCGTAGTTCTTCTGAGGATATGGACAACTCCACCGGGGTGCCGTCCACCTCAGGCAAGTTGGGGTAGTCCTCAGCCAGGAGGGTATTAATCCGGTACTCACCGCCTAGGGTGGTTAGCACCAGGACAGGGTGCTGCAGATCTAAAGCCACCTGCCCTGATAGGCGCTCCAAGATGGGTTTTAGGTAGGTAGGCGACACACAGCAATCACCGGATCGCTCCATGTCTACTGGCAACGAAAAGCTAATCCCTAGCGCTTCGTCAAACCCTTTTAGGGTAAGGCTGCCATTGTCTAGCTGCATTAGCATGTGGCCCAGGATAGGGCGGCTAGGGCGCTTAGGGATAGCGCGATCGCACAGCGCGATCGCCTCTGCCAATACTTCTGCATCAACTGTAAACTTCATTGCAATACTCCCGCTTTTTCAATGAAATAGGAACTGTGGACAAACTTTCTGACGCCCGCATCAGCGGCGGCATCGTAAGCATTTGGCTGTAAGCCCACCATGGTGGTCTGCTCAGGTGTCACCCTGAACCAGTTCATGGCGGCTAAAATCATGCCCGCCTTGGGCATCCGGTAGCCAGTGCTGGCATACTTCTGACACTTGCTGTATTCCTTAGGCTCGTAGGGCATCGTCATCTGGATGGCATAACTGCCGGTGCTGCCCCGGGCTAGGGGGCAAAACCAAATGGCCTGAACCCAATAGTTGGACAGCTTGAACATTTCACCGAATAGGCTTTGGCAGGCGCCGAAGGCTAGGTGGCCTTTCTCAACGCCGCCCTGGTTGCTACAGATGGCGACGTTGTAGCCCTTATCAATGTAAGGCTCCAGGGCGCCTAGGATACCTGGAACCAGCACCATATCGTCCCGGTTGTTGATGTAGATGCCGGGTCCGTTGCGGTGTTGCACCAGGGCGGTGTGATCTAGCAATAACAGTCTCCTCATCGCTCCTCCTTGTCGGGGCAAAAGGTATCGCCCTCCGGTCCTTCGGGGTGAACCGCACACCGCAGGTACGCCTGGGTGGTAGGGTTGTAGTACTTGCAGTCCAAACAGAGAAGGGTATGGGAAACGCCACGGCGCGATGAGTAACTAGTGGGCATGACTAGCGATCGCTCTGATGCTGCCCGCTGCTGGGCTTGTCGCATTAGGTCGATCAGACGGTTGATGGTCATTGGTTCCTCCCCCAGGCGCTTTTTACCTGGGCCGCCAGGAACGCCCGTTGGCCCGCCTCCAGGCGCTTTAGCCCCAGGGCGATACCCTTGAGCTCTTCAAAGTTGGCCCGGGTAAACTCCAGGCTGTCTAGCGACTGCTCAAATGCCGCGATCGCAAACTCCGCTTCAGCAGACAACTCAATAGGTTGGTTCATGGCTACTCCTAGAACGGTATCTCTTCATCCCAATCAGTTGCCGCCCGTGAATCCACCCCGGCGGCGACGGGTCTAACACTGGCCCGCTGGGCAATGCGATCGCGGGCTCCGCCAGGTGGATTGCCTGCCGGGGGACGGGTTGGCGGCGGCGGTGTCGCTGGATGGGTGGTGGGCTCCGGTGCTGGCGCTTCTTTGCCCAGGGCTTTGTAGACGTTGAACTTGGCGGCGGTAGCGATCGCCCGCCAGTTGTCGTCCTTCTTCCAGCTAGCGTTTAGCTTTCCAGACTGGCTGGTAAGGCTGACATTGAGAGTTTTTTTCTTGTTATTCAGATCAGATACAAAGCTGAACAGTCGAATGGGCTGCCTCAAGTCCGCCACGGGGCAGAGGCTTAGGGCGGTTAGAACGGATCGAGCAAAGAACGTTTCTGCCCCAGCTTCAAAGACGTAAGCGTTACCGTCCTTGTCCTCCATGTGTAGCTCAAACTTTGCGGTTTCCTCGCCACTTCGCTCTCTACTGACAAAGCGCAGGTCTTTTACCAGTCCCAAAAAGGCAGAGGGCATGTTTTCCCTTTGGTTGTCTTCTGTCAAGCGATACCAGCGATCGCCGCCGCCAGTTAGATTGCAATAAATATAGGTAGGTCGTGCGTCATCTGCCAGAAAACCTAAAGCCTGATGAGTGCTCTTGGGAACTGTCGATAGCGCGATCGCCTTCAAGGATGCGGCGATCTCCTCAAGGGCGAGAGCGATCGCCAAATTTGTATCAACGTTGTCTGCCATGGTTCTCTCCTAAATAAAAAAATTGGGGGCCAGCCGAAGCCAGCCCTAGGGGGTTGCGTCAATTAGCCAAGGTGGCCAGGCTGGGGTGTGCGATCGGGCCACTGATTCCGCTTATCGCTTTCGGCGCTAGCCATCAGGTTAGCCCGCCGACGGCAGCCAGCAGGGCGTGGTTCGCTTGTTTCCCAGTTGCGGCACCGGGGGTAGTCGTCGCGGCTAGGTCCGGACTTAGCTTGGCTGTCAGTGTCATCTACCCGTCCACTGCCCCGCCATTGGGCGCCCTCCCGGGCGCAATCTGGATCAGAGCTGTACTTTTCGTCCGGGCAGTAGCCGTCGCCGCGCATGGCAACAACAATCGCGGTTGTGGTTGTGGTTGTGGTTGTGGTTGCCATAGGCATAGTGGGAAGCAAGGCAGCAGTCAGGCTAGCGCCGATAATGAAACTTCTCATAACAATCTCCGTCTCCGTGGTCTTTTGAGTGGTTGTGAACCCCGTGGCTCACAATTCAAATAGTATATTGCAAATAAGCAATGGTCAAGCAAATATGCAATAATTCGATAGTTTCACGGAGAAGGGGATAGCCATGCACATGACGCTCAAGGATTTTCGGTATGTTCCCGGAGAGAATGCACTCTACATCACCAGCGACGGCGATCGCTTGCGTTTCAAGGGTGTGGATGGCGCCTGTGGGGCGGTGGCAGCTCGGTGGCTAAAGAACCACGTAGATACCCAGATCACGCTCAACTTTATCTGCAATGGCGCGGAGTGCGTTCTAGTGCTGGAAGACTACGATCAAGACAGGTTGACGATTAGAGGGCTTAGCTAGGGCTCTAGCCATTCCACTTCTGGCAGTTCCAGGGCATCCATGGACGTTTTACCGCCCGGCAAGCCGTAGTATTGCAGCACCAGCCCCTCCGGGGGGATCTCCATGTTGGCAAGCTTGCGCCTAAACTTAACCGGTATCTTGCCTGCCGAATGGCGACAGTTAGGATGCTGGGGCAGACTAGCGACCCAGGCATCGGGGCGAACGCCAAAATTAGCAAATAGGTTGCGCTTTAGCACCTCTATTGTAAAAACGCGACCGTCAATCAACCGGCGGCAATGCTCACAACTACCCGCGTGGGGCATCACATAGGCTAGTCGTTGCCCGCTTGCCTCCAGCGTGGCCAGGATGCCCAAGTTCATCATTCGCATGGATTCGGTGCGGGAAATGGTTTGCGCCCGGGACGCGATCGCATTTAACAACCGTGACTCGGTATTAATCAACCATTCCTGCACCATGGCCGGGGTGACAGCGCTAGGGTCCGCCCCTAGCTCCTGGGCGATTAGATCGCGGCGCAATAGGTTTTCAAGGATGGGTACGGCCCCGGCGGGGTTACGGTTCTTTAGCGACTCCACCGCCAGCACGTCCCGCATCATGCCCCGGGCGTCATCGGACAAGCGTTTCACCCAGTCCAGTGAAAAGCGAGCGCCCTGGTTAAAGCTCTCCCTCACCGCCGGGGGGACGTTGGCAATGTCCTGCGGGGTTACCCTAAACCGGGCGGCGTAGCCTGCCACCTGATCATCTGGGATGATGGCGGCTAGGTTGCGGCGCAGGCGGGCGGCAATCGGTTCCTGTTGTTGGTACGCCCATTGGGCCACTTCTCGTACCTTGAGGACGGTCGCTACCCACTCCGGTATCGGTTGGCCGGTGGAGATATTCACCAGGTAGGGCTCTGTCACCCCCTCCACATAGCCATCGACAATGCCGAGGGCGATCGCGTCCTCGTACTGTCGTTCAAACCAATCTAGGAACGCGATAATATCGGTCGGTTCAAACTGGCTGAAATCATCGGGGGCAAGGGGGGACCACATTATTCGACGCCCCAACGCTGGAAGCTTTGACGCTCCATATCCCGTGTTGGTCGCCAGTGGGGAAACATGGAGCGCCAAGCTTGGTAAATGTCAGCGCGATCGCCAGACTCGTTAAAGCGCATCGCTAACTCCAGGATATCGAACGCGGTAGGCTTATCGAAGGCGCATAGCGCATCCCGGACGCCTTCCAGGTAAGAACGCCAATTAATCACAGTTCAGCACCTCCAGGGGGTGACAGCGTAGGTCTGTGGTGCGAATCAATGCCTCGGTGCGGTTCAAGATTTCACAGCGGATCAACCGGTCCTGGAGGGCGGGTTCTTCCAGTTTGGATAGCTCCTGCCAGTTGGCGGACTCGTTGCGGAAGGTTTGGCGTTCGTTCAAGACGCGATCGCGTAGGATTAGCATATCGCTAAAGGCTGCCGCCGCCACCTGGGAAAAATCAACTATGGCCACTATTACAATCCCCCACGATAATTTACAGTCTGCCTTCAATACCCTAGACAGGCTAGGCATCAAGGCGGGCCAGGGCGCTAGCGTCGAACTTGATGCCACCGTTCACATTTTAGACGAGTCTATAGATCGTCTGGTACAGACATACCGCCGTCAACGGCAACAGCCGGAGCTACCGCCAGAGACGCCTGGGCGTTGCATTCGCCTGGACCGATGCCTACCGGTGCCACCTTGGGCAAACCATAAGCTACTGGGCTACCAAGCGCGGTTTATCAAGTTGATACAGGAAGCGGGTGACGATCGCGATCGGCGTCGGGAGTTAATTGATGAATTGCAGTCACTACGGCGATCGGTACGGCTGCGGATTATTCGCGCCACGGTGCAGGGGGACATCATCGCCCATCAAACCGTTGTCTACGGTGCCAATGTACTTCAGGTGCCCCTAGAGGGTGCCCTGCCCTTAACAGAACCCACCGGTGAAGCGATGAGCGTTAAGCGTCTGATTCACCTTACCCACCCAACCAACCCGGAGGACCTGTACCTGCGGGAGAAAAATATCACCTGCGAGACGATCTATCGCTACCGCTGCCCCGGGCTAGATGATGCTGAGTGGAACCTACAGAATGAGCCACGGGTAATTATGGATGCGATTTGCTATCGGGAGCTGTTAGAGGCTAGATGGCGACGGGAGGCGGGTTAAGGCCGAAGCATGCCGCTCTCAAAAAATGTGAGCTGGCTGAGCCGATGCACTGCAACTCCGTCTTGATATGCCGCGGTTGCATTGAACCCACTCCAAAACTCCGGGTAGCCATCAAGGCTTTCTGGGAAGACTTCAACAACCCTGCCGTCCTTCAGCCGATAAAAGCCTGGAGGCAATTCTGATTTTGATTTACCGGAAAGGGCTGGGTGAAACGTGCATCTACCTTTGTATTGCACATAAAGAGGAGGATCGTGGCTAGGCTTCGGATGGTTGGGGTTCCACTCTCGCGGCTTAGGAACAAGAACTCCATAAAGCCCTTTCTGAAGTGCAACATAAGATCCCACATCAAAATTCCACCACATTAACTCTGGTAATTTTTCTTGCTCTTCTGAGACTGCGCTAAGGTCAACTTGCACCGACATATCTACCTGAACAGATTGGGGCGTAGCTAGCCCTGGCAAAATGCTTTTAAGCTGGGCAAGTCCACCGATCAAAGTCACTTCAGACCTGCCCGATATTCCAACCCGATAGGTTTCGGCGATCTCTTTGCGTCTCCGATGGTAGGCGTTTTGGCAGACTGGATTTTCTTTGGGCTGATTCGGGGTATCGAACCCACCCCAAAAATTAGGGTAGCCATCTTTTGCGGGCGTCAATATCAAGTTGCCATCATCACTGCCGGGCTCACCTTCAATGTGGTAAACCCAGGCAGGCAAGTCGCCCTCCACCATAGAAGTCAGAATAGGCTTGAATGAGCCCCCAGACCTGCTTTGCTTGAAGACCCACACTACAGGGGTAGCAACAGTCAATAGCCCTTGGTTGCGATTTTCCCAGGCATCAAAAGCGATTTTAGACTGCTGCACTTCGACGGCGATCGCAAAGTCGACCGGCCCTGACGGGGTATCCCCCTTGATGGTGAATTTAATATCCGGTCGCTGGTTGAGGTCGTCTGAGGCTTTTAGGTTTAGCTGGTCGGTGATATCACAGCCAGGGTAAAGCGCTTTTAGCTCGTTGGTGAAAACGGATCTCAATCGATCAGTTATTCTTTCGTGTTCGGTGTCTGCCCTGCAGTTTTCACCGTGACCGGGCAGGTGGCGGTAGCTTGCCCGACGACCATCAGGCGCTTTCAAGTGTTTGTCTGAGCAAGCAACAAACCGGGTGGCAATTTTAGGGTGAACCTTGCCGTCGCTGATTAGGCGATTTTTGTGCAAGATCGCTTGCCATTCTTCGACCCGATCGCTGCACCCCTCCCTGTCACACTGCTCCAACACAGATCGATCCCTAAATTTCCGAGCCTCCGAATCCCCCATCTTTGCCAACACAACAGCAGCGCAAGATGAACACACATGAAGCCCAGGCTTGAATAGCTCCTTCTCCTGTGATTGCCGCTCCAGAATCGACGCTGAAAAATTTTCAAGGTCACCAATCACTGATGGTTTAATAACCCGTTCGTCGAATCTTGTTTCAGGACGTATTTCAAAACTTGTAGCAACCATGCGCCCGCCCATCTCAACATGAGTTCATACAGACTTATGTTAGCGCACATTGCTTAAAGCATATAAGCGCTGTGACGGCGGAATTGCGTTCCTGTTTTAATTAATCGCCTGCCAGCCCATCCAACACCCCCGCGATCGCATCCCTGCCGCTCTTCTGAAAATCCTTCAACGCCTGCCCCAGGTTAGCCAGGTGATAAACCGCGACCGTTGCCGTTGCTGCACTAGCCAGGGTAAGGATAGCGTCCGGCTCCCCCTCGGGGGATAGGATAGGCTTTTGCCCCGCCGCCGCCCAACTAAACATGGACTCCTGGCACAGCTGCAACTTTTCGTCTAAGCGTTGGTCAATGGTGCGCCAGATGCCATCCCGCCAACGTCTAACGATCTCCTGGGCATGGGGGCTACCCATATAGCCCGCTAACACCTCCCCCGCCCGCCTAGGCCCGATCGCATTCAATAGCACCGGCGGGATAATCGGTTCATTAAAGAAGTCGGTCGCCAGGGCGTCTAGGACCGTCTGAGCGCCTGCATAGAAGGTTAGGGGTGTCTCACCACCCATCGGCCAATCCCCTAGCAGCACACGGCATTCTAGCTCGTCTAGGAGCGTATTACGGGATAGGTGGCCCTGCTGCATGGCAAAGGCGGATGCCTGGTCCGGTCGTGCAAAGCGTGGCCCCGGTTCAACCGCCTCCGGCCTGCCGTTGCTCAGTAGCCGCCTCAGTCGGTTCAGCGGTTGGTCCGGCACATCCACCGGCGATCGCTTCTCCCGCCGGCGGGGACGCCCGCGATCGCTGTCATAGTCCCACTCTTTCTTGCGGTCCTCGAATTGCTCGGGCTGATCGGTCGCCACCGGCAATAGTTCGCCATAGACCAGTTCACCGGGCCAGTGGAGTAGGTGAGCATTGTCCGCCCAGGCTAGCGATCGCCCGTCTGGCGTGCATAGCCCATCGTCAAGGATCGGGTGGTTCACAGCAATTGCTCCAGTGCATTGATTTGAGCCACCGCCGCCGGGTGGCGGTAGCGCTTTAGCCGTAGGATATGGGCCTCTATGTCGCCGCCCGCTGCCTTAGAAAGCCGTCCGCCGTTGTAGACCTGCAATAACAGCAAGCCATAGTCCAATGCCTTTTGGAGTGCCACAGGTGGCATGGAGGCAAGCACCGGGTTCATCTGGCGTACTTGCTCCAGCTTGCGCTTGGTGGCAAGCAATTTCAGGTATTGCGCCTCCGCCTCCGGGTCACTGCCGATACCGGCTGACTCGATGCGATCGCGTAGCCGCGATAGCTCGGATAGGGCTTGCTGCTGTAGGGTGGCGATGTTAGCGATCGCCTGCTGGTGGATGCGTCGGGTATCCCTAAGGCGGGTGCCGCCTTCCGCCAGCATTTTGTAGAGGTCCTGTTGTGTACCCATGGTGCTTAAAGAAGGGGGACAGCCTAAGTATAACCTGGGGTTGCTTGTTGCAAATAAGCGCTAGACGCCTAGAGCTTTTTCACGCGACGTAGCGATCTCCTGCAAGGGTAAAGGTTTTCATGGGGAAATATTGGCTAGATGGGGCAAAAGACAGACAGCGCTTAGGTTATAGCTATTTTATCGAAAAGTGTTGACAGTTCGATACAGGGGGGGTATATTGAAGGCATGGAACAAACCACTTACGGAGGACCAACCGATGACTACCGCTACTGAAATCAACTACTACGTTTTTGACAGCATTACCAAGGATGACGACAACCAGTACTGGGGCCACCTAAACGGCCAGTCTGTTGAGGTCTACCCGACTGACAGCGACACCGATGCTGAACTTATTAAAAAGGGGTTTGCCAAGTGTGACGCCCCTGAGGGTTACACCGAAACTTTCGTGGTGGAGGAAACCGCCTGGGCCACACTAAGTGCCTAGCCTCTGCCTACCTACCGAAGCGCCCCATTCAACCGGGGCGCTTTTTGCTGTGGGTTAGCGGCTTACAGGAACACAATTCGGAACCATCTTGCCGCGTTTCTTTTTCATGCCTACAGCCTCGTAGCCCTCCCAGCATGGATCGTCATCAGCTTCCTTGCTGAGGTCAGCTACAAACTGCTCCCAACTGGTGCCAGCCTTGCGCAGGACGGCGCGGTGGGGGTCAAAGATGTAGGGCACACCCATTAAGGTAAAGACGGGGCTAGGGGGCAAGGATTTGGTGAGAGTAGAATCTAATGGCTTGCGAAGGTCTTCGCCCACCATCTCCGCCACTTCATCGACTAGGTTGTCGTAGTTTTGAGCGATTTGGGCGGCAGCGTCAAGGATGCGGGCGGTTGCCTTAACCTGCTCGTTGGTTTCGTTGCGCAGGTCATTAGCGATCGCCTTCATTTTGTCAGCCAGTCGGGTGGGGGATGGCTCGTTGCCGCCGTCTCTGGCTGCCATCTCTACGTCCGCCTGGGTGGCGTCTGGGTTAAGGCTTCTGATGTCCTCACCCAAGTCCTCGCCCACCATATCCACAACTTCACCCACCAAGTTGTCGTAGTTCTGCGCCATCTGGGCCGCTGCGCCTAAGATGCGAGCCGCGATCTTTTTCTGCTCATCATTTTCGTCACGCAGGTCATTGGCGATCGCTCGGATGCGATCGCCTAGCCTAGTAGGCTTGGGCGCATCGTCAACTACCTCAGGCATAAGCTTCTCCGCCTCTACCACCGGGACGATCGCGGGCTTTGGCTTCCTTTTGCCGCTGGCTTTGGGTTTGTCCATCCGTTCCCATCGGCTATTGGCATTGAGCCGGTAAGTGACACCATCCTCTACCTTAGTATCGCCCTCATTGTGGCCGCCAAATAAACCTAGCTGGCCCGGGGAGGGTGCCCGTCGTCGCCCCGCCTTACACAGCACCCCTTGGGCTGGGTCAAAGATATAGGGGACACCCATGAGGGTAAAGATGGGTCCTGTCGCTGTTTTCTCCAGCACCTCCTGGCGATCACTTTCCATGGATTGTTGGAGTGCTGTTTGGTAGGGGTCAAACTTAGCGATCGCGGGTCTGCGCTTTTTGAATAATTTCATGGCTCAATAATTCCTGATGTAGGTGAGTACAGAACCCGCCTGCCGTCTTGCAGTTCAATGCTATGGGGTTGATTGACAGGGCTTAGATAGTCGTCATCCTTTTCGAGGTACATCAATGCTGCAATGCAGTCTGACATATCATCGCCCTGGGAATAGTGCGCTAAATAGTCAGGTGGATCGCCCCACTCTTTAGCCTGGGTTGCCATTTGCGGGTAATACTTGACGATTAGCGATTGAACGACTGGCCAGTAAGGACCGAAATGAGTCCATGCCCAGGGGCGCTCAACCATAGCCGCGATCGCTGGTAGGACTTTGGCGATATAGCGATCATCTGTCTGGTATTTGGCAAGCAGTTCCGCCTTGGTCGCCTGAATGTCTTGGGAGTCGTAAAGCATGGATTTACCTAAGCGTGATGGACTCGGACTAAGCTAATGGCGTTACTGGCTGTGCGTCTAAGCTCGTAGATAACACCTGCCAAGGAATAGCGTTTAGCAGCTTTCTTTAATTGGAAATTTGGAAACTCGCGGGTTAGCAAATCTTCAACTTCTCTGCTGCCCGGGAACCGCCATACTTTCTTGGCGCCGTCCCATTTTCCTAGTTGTCGTCCCTGCTGCTTAATGCCTTTCACCCGGGCGACAAGTTCTTGATCGTAGGGGAAAGTTATGTGAAATTCTCCATCTTTAACCTGGATGGTCCCCGCTGGGATGTCATCGGGGTCAGCCTGGATGCCAGGATGATCAAAGATGGCTGGATCGATGTCCATCTCCTCTTCAGGGAATTGCTCTAGGGCTTCTCTGAACCGCTGGACAGGAATCACGTTCGCCTTAGCTTGTCCGTCCCAGCGGCGGCCAGGGATGCGCCTAAATTTGTTAAGGTCAGCTTTGTTATAGGGTCGGGTGATATGGATTTCATCGCCAACCAAGCGCATTTTGCCGGTGGCACCCACCTCTACGCCATCGCTGTCATACTCGATGCCATCCCATCCAAACATTTCCTTTAGCGTACTAGAAAGCTGATCGGCGGTAGCTTGTTCGCCTGCTTGGGGGCGATGACGTTTGGTCAATAGTTCCCATGCCTTGTAATACTGCCTAGGTGTTAGCTCGTTGCCGCTCATCACCTCATAGGCAAGGCTGCTGCCAAGCTTACGGGTGAAATAATTCCAGCCCATCCCATTGCGCTTAACGCCGCCGTCAACGTCATCATCTGCCTGGATGCGCTCTAGTGCATCACGGATGGCACCTAAAGGATCGGGGTGGGGAGGATGCTCTGATTCTGGCAGTCGTGGCGATCTGGTTTGCTTGGGCTCGCTTTCAACGGCAGGTGCATCCGGCTCAGCCGTTGCCGTCTCCGGCTCAGCAACAGCCGTCAGGGCTGCCATGAACTCTTCGTCAGAGGGCGATCGCTTAATTCGCTCCATCACGTCAACAGTGAGCCCCACGTCATTGCCGAGCGCCTGGAACACCGCGTTGGATAATTGGCGCTCCCGTGGCTGGTCGCCCCTCCAGTTAGCTGGCGCTTTCTCTTTGATCGCCTCAGCTAGGGCTAGGCGTTGCTCAGTCGTCAACCCTTCAGCATAGGCGGCATTAGGCTGAGGCGTTGGCGTGTCAGCTTCGTCAACCCGACGCCAACGACCATCGCGCAATACTTCCTGGTGCCCCGCCTCGTTGACACGGGTATCACCGGCTTTAGGTCCTTGCTCTTTTATGACAGCATTTTGTTGCTTGTACTCCTCCACCCTGGCTTTGATTTCATCGCCTAATCCATCAGCGCTCCAACTGCGTCCGGTCATTCGTTGCAGGAGGCTTTCAAATTTCCAAGTTCCTGCCCCAGTACCTTCTGCCATTTTCTTGACGATGATTTCTATCGATTCACCGTCATGGGGCCACAACACCTGGGCGTTGGCTGGCATCTCGCTAACTGAAGCATTTAGAACGAGCTTATCGGTCTCCGGGTCCAGGTAGGGCATGGAGGCGGAGGGCAAGTCGTTCTTAAGCTTGTCCATGATTCGCCCCCGGTTTTCGTTGATCGCGTCCGGCGATAGGCTAGCGATCGTTTCAAAGGCACCATAGGCAGATAGGCTATCAATCACCCGGTCCGCGTGGACCCTTTCGTTAAAGGACGTTGGCGCGATCGCTGAGCGAGACTTGGTGCTATTGACGTGCTTAAAGTCAAAGGTTTCACCCTTCTCCGATAGCCGGGATGGACTGTAGTCAGGACCGCTGACCATCTGGGTGATAAATTTGCTCTTGGCATTGTCTATCTTGGTGATCTGATAAATGCTGCCATCATCCTGACGAACATGATCGCCCTCCTGCAAGACGGTGCCATCAGAGCCGATATAAGCGGGCGTAGTGCCGTCTAGCAGGTGCTTGTGGGGGAAGTATTCATTCCTGGATAGTGCTTCTGTCACCTGCCTTAGTCGCGCCTCTAGCGCTCGTCCACGCTCCCTAGAGCGCGCCTCCGGGGTCATCTTGGAGACAACCAGCCTCATGTTCTGCAACTGGGCAAAATCACGCAGGGCGGCGGTGGTCATCTTCTTGCGATGGCGGTCAAGGGCAAGCTCTTGATTTGCCTCTGCCGCCGCCCGGGCCGCCTCTGGGTCGTCTGCCAGCATGATGTCCATCTCGTCAGCATTGAGAAGCCCGGTATCTTGGTTGGAGGCGGTATCCTCAGACCCTTTCCATAGGTCATCAATCCAACCGCGCTTGCGCTCAAGGGTTTGTTGCCGATATTGGTCAAAGCTGCCCTTGGCGTGGTAGTAATGGCAGCCCACATTGTCTAGTACGTTACCTTGACGAACACCCCGTCCGTTACGCTGTTCAATTGCAGCAGGGGTCCATGGGGTAGTGAGGTGGTGAATGTCAGTGGTGCCAATTTGAAAGTTCATCCCTTCCCCCATGGTGGCGGTGTTGCCAATGACAAGGGTAATCCGTCCTTCGTTGTAAGCATTGCTGATTTTCTGACGGTCTGGGCTATTTTTAGCAACATCCGCATTGACGATCGCGATCTGGTCTTCGGGATAACCAGCTTCGACCAACTGTTGCTTGATGCGTTGGTGCATTTGCACGGAGTCACAGAATACGATCTGCTTGCCCTGGTTGGCATTGCGGCTACTCATCACCTGCTCAATACAAGCTTGAACCTTAGGCGGCTTTTCACCCTCTGGAATGTCTACCTGGGGAGACTTGCCGCTACCGCTTTCGTTGTAGTAGGCAAGGTCAATCACCGCCTTATCCATGTCGCTGATGACTGAGAATAGGTGGTCCTGAGGTCCTTTGTCAGAACCGGCATTACGGGCGCGGCGCCTTAGATCGTTGTAAAGTTCTTTTTGCGCCGGGCTCATACTGACATAGTGATGCTGGGTGGCTTCTTCAGGGATAGGAAGCCCAACGTCTTTAGCCGATTGCATCCGGCAATACTTGTTAAACAGGTGGCGCAGGTCTTTAAGGTTCTTGAACCCAACTAGCCCGTATTTCTCCTTGATCTCGCCATCAACGCCAGGCGCCTCAACTGATTGCATATCGCCAAACATGCCGAGGAAGTCATCAATATTTTGGATGCCTCGTTTTTCAAGCTCCTCCGGGCAAACATGTTGCAGCATGTTAAACGCCTCTAGCGGGTTGTTGGTGGTAGGGGTAGCGGTAAGCAAGTAAACATTCTGGTTGTTGTTTTTCTCCCGGATGTACCGGGCTTTGTAGTAAAAGTCTAGCGATCGGTTGGACTCTGCCTGACTCATAAACGCTAAGCTTTGGTTGCGCTTTGATCCGTACAGGTTTTTAAGGTGGTGCGCCTCGTCATGGAATAGCGCGTCAATGCCTAGCTCCTCAAAGGTGATCGTCTCTTCGATATTGTCATCAGTCCTGGCGGCCAAGCTAACCCGCCGTTTCTCGATCTTTTCGAGCATCTTATGGGTGTCTTTGCTGGAGTCTGACAGGTGACCGATCGCGTCTTGGGTGATGTCCTCTAGGTACTCAGTTTCTTTGTCAGGGTGCAAGCTAAGCGCCTGGAAGGTAGGCTCCGTCATCAGCACCATGTCATAGTTGTTTTGAGACAACTGGCGTAGTTTGAGCCGTTTTGTTGCGGCATCGTCATCTGAAAAGACAAGGTTACCTGCCTTGAGGTATTCCTTTTCGCTCATCAAAATAGGTTGATCGGCATAAACCTTTTCCTTTTTGGTTATGGTTTTGCCGTCTTTACCTTTTGTCGTAACGTCACGCTCCCCGATCTGACGGTACAGAATATAGTTGCCGTCCTTATCGCGCTTTGGTACGCCCTTGGCAACGTCGATCTTAAAGCCTGGCACCTCCCACATGGGCGTGTCGTCTGCCCAGTAGCGTTGGGTCTGGCCCAGGATCATTACATTCGCCTGAGGTGCCCAGAAGCCTACCTCCCTCACCCAGTTCGATAGGACGGATTTGGGTACAACAAAGGTAGGCTTTTTGGCTCTGCCAGATTCTTTTAGGTGCAAGGCTAGCCCGATACTGGTCGCTGTCTTGCCAAGTCCAACCCCTAGGGCAATGATGCCTCTCCCCTGGGCGGCCATTTGCCGGATCGTCGATGTTTGGTAGTCGTGCAGGCGTTTTTTGCGCTTGCCGGTCGCCTCGTCTGCGTCGTATTGCTCAAACAGGCTAATGTCAAGCGGGTCACCACTAAACTGCTCGGGCAGGTCAGAGTTAAAGGCAAGGTTATAGGCTTCCTCTACCTGAACGCGATAGTCAGAGCCAGCAATCCACTGGGCAAAGTCTTTCTCTAACGCCTGGACGGCTTCCTTTGCCTCTTGGGTATTTTTGCCATGGGAAATCCTGCCCCGGTTCATTGAGGTGATGACATCTTCTACTACGCCGTAGGCATAGCCTGATACCCGCCATTTACCATCAGCCCCGCGGTAGATTTTGACAGGTTCGCGTTGCCCTTGGGAGTAAGAACCATAGTCGCGGTCTGTCAAAAAGGCATTAATCGCGTCTACAGGTATCCAGCTGCCAACGGCCCAGAATGGAGTAGTAATGTCCTCCATCTGCCTTGGCTCTAGCCTGGAGCGAATGATGCCGATCTGCTCCTCAAGTTTGCGCCGGGCGGCGGCACCCTCTGGCAACCCTTCTGCCTCCATCAGCATGGCATCAACAAGGTTGAAGCCATTGCCGGTCAGCAGCCGATCCATCGGCATGTAGGCGCCATTGATATAGCCAACCGTTGGATCAGCAACCAGGGTTGCCTCTAGGTCCGCATCAGTCATCGTTGTATCTAACTGAGCTCGGATCATGTCCAGGTCAACCGCTTCGCCCCCGGCGGCGCGATAGGCTTCTGCCATAGCGGCGCCCGCTTCACTATGGGTTCGCTTTACCTGGGCGGTAACTTTGTCATGGTCGGTGAAGTAATCACTGATCTTGTCGTTCTCGTCAAAACATCCCTGTAGCCGCAACAGCGCAGGGAATTGGCTAGACAGCCCAATCAATGTTTTGTCGGTCGAGGGGTTGCCGTGCGCCTCTCTGTAGCCCTGCAGCATGTTAAGCGCTTTCTCTACCTGCATCGGGTCCGCATCGCCCTTCTGCAGCCTTTCAATGTGGTCTGCTAGCAGCATGGCGTGGGCAAGCTTTTCCCTGTCGATGCTAGAACCTGCTGCATTACTCGCCGCGATCGCGGCATCAAACGCCATCGCCTCCGCCTTGGGTAGGTGTTGGTGGGCAAGGTTTCGGTATGCCTGTAAGTTATCTGGGTGGATTAGGACCCGTCGCCCCGCATCCAATAGCTGCGCCTCTGCATCTGCCATCGACTCAGCACCATAGCCGGAGGCGTCCACTTCCTCGGCAACCGGTTCAGATTGCTCGACAAGGTGCCAACGGGCTGGGTTACCCTCTAGCCGGTACAGTCTGCCATTGATATAACGGGTGTCGCCCTTTTGCGGCGATCGCTCCTCCGCCCCATCTGTTTGTAGCCCGTCATAGCTCACGTCTGGCGTAAACCCTTGGGCGCTGGCAAGCGCGTCTTCGATCTTGCCGTTGATGGTAAATGACTTACCGCCAAACTGGTTACTGGTCTCCTGGTATTCGCCTAGGACATGTTCGGGGTGAGCCTCAAAGTATTTGCCATGGATAAAGGCATCGTCTCGGGTTTTGGCGATAACATCACTCTGCCCGTCAGCGATCGCGTTAAGGATGACGTCAGGATGTTTTTGAATTACCAGCACATCGGTAATAGTCTTGGTGTTGGTATGGGCAAAGGCGGTATTAGGGAGACGATGAACGCCAATCACCCGCCCTTGCTTCATCAACTCCTCCCGCAGGCGTTGATGGGTGCTGCCGGTGGTGATGCCATGGGGCACGATCAATGCCATGATGCCGCTTGGCTTCAGCCTGGATAGGCTTTCATGAACGAAAAAGTCGCCATTGTCCTTCCATCCTTTCCCTACCTTGCGAAATGCCTCTAGGTCGCCGCCTACGGTGCGGGTGCCAAAGGGAACATTGCCGATTACAGCATCAGGGCTAAAGTCTGGATTGTCTAGGCAGAACCGTTCAAAGGATGCCCCGGCTGTCACTTCGGCGTGTGGGTTCAGGGCTGCCGCCGCCTTGCCGCTGGTTTCACTTAGCTCCACCCCTACCGGCAACACGTTGGGATCGTCTTTGAACTGATGCAAAAATACGCCATTACCGCAGCTAGGTTCTAGGACGGCACCGCCCTTAAATCCATGCTGGTAGAGAATATCGGTCAGGTGCTTGGCAACGTCAGGACGGGTGTAGTACTCGCTTAGGCTGCCGTCATCTTCAGTGATGCCGCCCTTGCCAGAATACTTGGCAAGCAGGATTAATTCATCCTTGGTATAAGGTCCGTCCGGCTTCTGGCTAAGCAGAGCCTCTACATCCTGGTTAATCTTGATGCGCTGCTTCTGTTGCTTGGTGGAAGCAAAGTCAGCATCAACCGCGATCGCCGGGGTTGGCTCAGCGGCAGGTTGCTCCGGCGTGGTGGGTGTTGCTGGTGCTTCCGCTGACTGAACGGGATCTAACCCTTGACCATACCGATAAGCTCTTTGCATCGCCTCATCAGGCGATAGCCCTTCCTTCTCCCAGTCGCGCAGCCATCTTTGTACTACTTTGTCTTCATCTTTTACCGCCCCAGAAAGTTTCCGGAAAGCGGCTCTCATGGATTCTTTATTAGAACCCGGGGGAAGCGCACTAGCGTTATTGGCAAGATTTTTGAAACGATTAAGCCGCTCATGGTGGATGGTTGCCCGGGGCAATCCTTGCTGACTAGGTTTCTCCTCGGCGATCGCGGGAGTTGGCTCGGCGGGCTTCACCTCTTGCTGCACCTCAACGGGTTCAGGCTTAACCTCTTCTACCTTCGCCGGTGCTGCCGCTGGTTTCTCTACCGGCTTCTCCTCCTTAATCTCCTGAACCACCGGGACGATCGCGGCACTACCCTTATCCTTAGCCACTACCTTAGGGTTGCTGGCTAGCCGCCATCGTCCTGCCCGCAATACTTCCTGATTGCCTGCCCGGTTAATGCGAGTGTCGCCCTCCTTGGGTCCCTTTGCTGCCATAGACGGCGCCTTAGGTGTAGCAGGTGCTTTTACCTCTGGCGCTTTTACCTCTGGCACCTTGGGCGCGACGGGTGCCTTAGGCGCCTTAGGTTTTACCTTGCCTTTGGTGGCAGGTACATCGTCATCCTGCCCAAATAGCCCTAGCTGGGTTTTAGGTTTAGCCCCCCAGCCTGCTGCAATTCGCTCCCGGCGCTTGGCCGCCGCTGTCGGCTTTACTTCTGCCTGTCCGCCAAACAAGTCAAACTGGGCGTCTTTGCGCAATAAAATAGCCCGCCGGGGGCGCAGCGGGCGCAGGGTATTGATGGCCATGGGGTAAGAGAGGGGTAATTTACCCCCTATTGTATCGGGGTTCAATCTAGTCCTTCGAGCAGCGATCGCAAGCCCCGCCGCTCCCTAGACAATCGCCGTAATGCCCTGACGTGGATCGTTCGTACCGTCGCCAGGGGTGCATCCATCTCCCTAGCCACTTCGCTGAGGGATTTAGGCGTACCGCTGAGTAGCCCGTACTTTAGTTCCACCACCTGCCGCTCCCTGGTCGGCAAGCCCACCACAGCGGCGCCCAATTCCTCGATAACCTGATCTCCAAACAAACTGATAGAGCTATCATCAATACCCCCTACAAGGTCGTGGATTGTGCTTTTAGCGCGATCGCCGTTATCTACCACGTGGTCCAGGCTGGTCGGCGCGATATTCATCGCCTTGAACCGTTGCAAGCGTCGTAGCCATTCATCGGCAGAAACGCCATTGCGGGAGGAGAAATGCTCGGCCACTTCGCGATCGCTTGGGTAGCGTCCGTGCTGAGCCCGAAAAACATGGCCATAGCGGCGCACCTTGTTGAGTACGTCCACAACATGGATCGGTAGGCGGATCGACTTGGCTTTGTTGCTGATGGCCCGGGTGATCGCCTGACGAATCCACCAGTAGGCATAGGTCGAAAATTTATAACCCTTCGCCGGGTCAAATTTTTCTACCCCTCGCACTAGGCCAACAACGCCCTCCTGGATCAAGTCGCCTAGCTCTAGCCCGTGCTTGGAATATTTGTGGGCCACACTCACTACTAGGCGCAGGTTGCGGATTACCATCTGGTCGCAAGCTTTCTTGCCCTGCCGGGCTACCCGTTCAAAGTGTCGGCGCATCTCCGCCTCTGTCGCCTCCGGGTGGCCCTGGCGGTAGGTATCAATCAACCGCTGCCGTGCCTCGTCAAAGTAAGCGTCAATTTCCACCTGAGTTGGTAATTCACCGTGCTCGCTACGGTGCTGGCGCTCGAAATCTTCCTGTAGTGGCTGACGGCGATCGCGATCGTCCAGGACCGTTGCCGCGGCCCATAGCCCCTCCTGCACCTGTCGCCCTAGCTCTATCTCTTGGGCAGGGGTGAGAAGCTTGTGTCTGCCCATCTTGGCTAGGAATACGCCTAAACCGTCTTCTTTACTGCCACGGGGGTATAGGGTGCGAATGCCAGGCATGGGCGTGTAGCAAAAATAAAACACAAGTGTATTTTTAGCACGTCTATAGCGTTTTTACTACGGAGAAATGCCAAAGGTGCCTATGGATAAGTAACCCCTAAAGTTGAATTGTTAAGGCCTAGCCTCATAAGCTGCGGCATCCCAAGCTTGGATTAACTGTTCGGGCGTCATGCCCTCTTTGGTCAAAATCTTCTGAATCCGAATAGACTCAATTTTGACTTTGTGTTCGTCAGCCACTTTTGCCTTGAAGAAGGCAGCCGCCTCTTTAGTGGTAGTCGCTGTCACAACAGCAGCGACGTGCTTAGGAAGCAGAAAGCGTCGATTAATCAAAGCGTAAATTAAATAAGCTTGCATCGCTTTTATCTCTAAACTTAAAGTCTGGCATTAGTACTTTTGCACCATGTCAAAGCATAATAGCGTTTTTATTGCATATTTGCAATAGCCACCCAAAGCAAAACCCCCGACGATCGTCGGGGGTCTGCCAAAACCTAACGTTAAACTACTCCTGGCTTGCCGCCAGTATTTCATCTCTTACCCGCTCCGCTCGGGCCACGATCGCCTCCTGGTCAACAGCGGCATCGCTGCGCAGGACAGCGGCAATATCTTCTAGTTCGATAATGATTTGCTCAACACTCATCGGGGTATCCCTAACACGACCCCTTTAGTATATATGCTCTGCTAGCCTGGGTCATCCTCTGCCATAAACTCCGCGATCGCGGCGGCTAGTCCAGTATCGTCCAACAGTTCAGCATGGCCCTGGGTGGCATCAGCGCCCTGGAATAGTTCGCTGTCGGAACCTTTGCGTTGCATTCGAGCTAGGGCGATCGCATCCTCCGGGGCATCAGCGACCAGGGTGTGAACGTCCACATCTTCGGTCTGGCCACGGCGGTAGATGCGGGCTGAGCGCTGGTCCCACGCCTTTTGGGTGAGGGGAATATCGTAGTGGACTAGTAGCTTACCCCGTTGCAGGTTAAGGCCAGTCTGGGCGGCGTCGGTGGCCACTAGAATGTCGGTTTCAGCGTCCTCGCCGGCGACGGGGGAGAACCGTAGGCGTTCTTTGTCTTTCTCCGCTGGCCCCAGGGTGCCGTCGATATAGCCAACCCGGTGCCCCTCCTTGGCAAGCTGGTCCCGCAACATCTGGGCGGCCTGGGCGGAGGCGGCAAAGATCACCATGGGCTTACCGTCCGCCTTAGCTTGGGCGGCCATTTTAACGACGTGCTGCGCCTTGCCGTTGTTGGCATAGTCAGTCTGGTGGTAGAGCCGCGATAGGGCGGCATATTTAAGCGCGGATGCCCCTAGCAATTGCCCGCCTGCTTTGGCTTGCTTGGTGGCCTCGTCCAGTTTGCCGTAGGACTCAGGCGACAGGGCGGCGATCGCATTTCGGACGCCCTCATCCTCCCAGGCATGGGCAAGGTCTTTGGCATTGAGGGGCGAGTTATCACCCCGCTCCCGCTTAGCGGCCATTACCTTGGGCAGTTCCTGCTCCCGCCAGGCTTGCAGGGTATCGTAGTGCTTCAGTAGTTCCGCCCGCTGGGTTTTTTGGTGGTCAGATAGGGCTACCTTGGGCTGCTCCATCCGCATGGATAATTCCTGTCCATCCTTGGTGGTGGGTTTGACGGCGATCGCGTAAGCGTACTTAGCCACCAATCGTTGCAAGCTACGGCGGCTAGCCTGGGTATTTTTGCCATAGCGGGCCATAAAAGCGCTGACATCCTTTACCTCAGGTGCCCCTACCTTTTGCAGGAAGTCGGCAATCTCGGAGGCATCATTCTTTAGGGGAGTGCCGGTGGCATTGATATGGTAGGCGCTATGGTGGGCTAGGGCATCAAGCACCAGCGATCGGCGGGACGGTGATACACCTTGGCGGCGGGATAGGTCGTGGGCTTCGTCCACACTGAATAGCAGGCTGCTAGGGTCAACGCCTTCCTGCTGCAGGGCGGTTAGGAGAAGCGATCGGCGATCGTCCTCACTGCGGGCGTCGGTATTTTGAAAGTCCTCCGCCCCGATGCCGGTGTGTTTTTCCACCAGGTGCAATAGGTCGCTAGCGAGGGATTCCCGGGTGGTAAAGTGGAGGTGCATATCGGGGTTACGCAGTGCCTCTAAGCGCTTCTCCCGGTCCCAGCCAATGTTGGCGGAGTAGCTATACTGCCCGGGCTCTAGGAAAGTGGCACATTCCCCCACCGCCTGCCCCAGAATGCCGGAGGGCACCGCTACCAGGGTACGGGTGACTTTACCCTGACTGTGCAGGTGAGTGAAAGCACCGAGCATCCCTGATGTCTTTCCAGAACCGGCACTATAGTGCATGCCGATCTTCTTCTGGCTCTCTAGCAGCTTTAGCCCGCGCTGGTGGGCGACAAAGCCACCATTCCAGCGTACCTCGGGGTAGATATTCACCGCTGAGTTAACCTGCTCGAAGCCCGGTAGGACGCTTTGGAGGGCATCATTTAAGTCCTGCTCCGCCTGGGTGCCTAGGGTGGTGCGTTGCCATTGGCTGGCGTTGCCTTGGTAGGTGGATTCGGTGGTCAGTAGTTCGGCTTGCCGTTTCTGACCTTTCAGTTCTTCATAGCGGTCTATCCAGCCCTCGGTCTGGTCTACAAACCGCCCTCGCTCGTCGCGCTCCATCGCGGCGGCAATATCCTTTTGCGCCTGAGCCCTAAGGAATGATAGAAATTCCTCCCGCTCTTCCGGCGGCAGGCTGGCGGCGGCTAGGCGATCCACGTGGACCATCGTTTGCAGTCCAGTCTTTAGTGGCTTGCCCTGCAATGATGAATAGGCGCCAGCAAAACGACTGTAGAAATTACCCTTAATGCGGTCCTGGAGTGCTTCATAGGCTTTATGCTCACCGCCAACGATGCGGCAAAACTTTTGCCACTGGGTAAGGGATTCAAATGGGCGATCGTCGTTCTCGTCCTCAAATAGGCTGATGGGGCGATCGTCCGGGTCGTTGGACTCTTCTTCAGGGGAACCGAAGGCAGATAGGTCGAACAATGCCCCCATCTCAGGCGCTTCCTCCTGGGCGGCGGGCTGTGTCGATCGCGCCGGTGCTTCTAGGGTTTCGTTCATCACCTCCGCGATCGCGTAGTCGCGCAGGTACTTACGTTCTTTGGAGGATAGCTGGTCCAATGGCTTGAGGGCAGCCCTCGCCATGGGCATGGCGGCCAGGGTGCGGTGGGCGGCCTCCTTGGCGCTATCAGCGTCCAGGTTTTGGCTGTGCAGTACTTCAGGTGACTCTACCGCCTGGGTGCCCCTAAGTCGGGCGGCCTCTTCGTTTGCAATTTCCTGGTAGTCGTTGCGGATTTGTTTGGCGCCTGGATAGACCTTATCGCCATACTTTTCTTTTTCAAACTTAAGCAAAAGCCCCTTGATGCGGTCTGCGTGTTCAAGCAACCCTAGGTTGAAATAGAGCTGATGGGAGAACAGGTCATTTCTGACACTTGCTGGATCTTCGCCATTGGCTACCCGGGCGCCCAGATAAGCTTTAACCGCCTGCAGCACCTCAGCATCATCCATCTCCGGCTGGTAGTTAAACGTGGTATCAAACTGCTGGGCTTCCGCCCGCACATCGGTAAAGGTGGACTCAGGCCGATAGGCAAATCCAGCGGGGGTGAACCCGTCCTCATCGTAGGCACCGCGCTTGATGGCGATCGCCTCCTCGTAGGCGTCCCGGTCCTCCGGGTTATAGGTGGCGCTGGCAAGCTTTTCCATGCCGCTGGGCTGGATAGATACCAACTGCCCATCCGGGCCATCCTCCAGGCTAAAGTCTTCAGCGGTTAGTCCGTAGCTGCTCCAGATTGATGGGCTGCCATCGGTAGACAATAGCCCGGGCACGTCGGCCACCTCGCCATGGCTACCCTTGACGGCAAAGCGTAGGCTACGGGGTTTGGACTCTAACGCTAGGGTCATCGCCGCACTAGCCTGCAATTGCCCCAGGGCGGTGCCGATGGACTGCTGCAATGACGCTTGCAATGTCTCCGACTGGTAGGAGAGGGTATCTAGTTCAATGAGTTGGTTGGCGGTATAGTCACCATCCTTGGCCGCTTCGATCTCCTGCATACGGCGGTGGATGTCGCGCAGGGCGTCCAGGCGGGGTTGGTTTTCGGCAATCACTTGGTTAGCGTACTCGGTGGACCATTGGCCATGGTGGGCCGCCTGGGCTGCCGCGATCGCCTGATACTCCCTATCCCCCACCGCCTGACGGATCTGGTAGGCAATCAGCTTGGCCGCTTCATCGTGGCCCATCTGGGCGATGATTGCCGGATCAACCTGGGCAACTTTGAGCACGTCAGAGGCAATTTCCCCCAACTGGGCGATGCCACCGGTCTGCAGGTGTTTGGCCATCGCTTGCGGGTCCAACAGCCCCGCCATATCCAGCAGCTTGCCGTGGGTGATGGCATCCTCGATGGTTTTGGCATCCTGGTCCAGTTGCGCGATCGCGGCTTGGTCGTCAATGCCACTAACCCCGCCAATGTCAAACCCCTGTTCTCGCTTCCATGGCATTTTCTTTTTGATAGCCTTACCCGCTGCCTTATCAGAGCGATCAATCTCTTTGCGCTGCAGGGCCAGGGCTGCCATCTGCCCAGCTAGTTGGGGAGAAAAATCAACGCCATCTGGGTTGGCCACCCATAGCTTGGGGTTATAAAAGTCGTCGGGCTGGCTGCGATCGCCGGCGGTGCCGTCGTACTCGTTGACATTACCCAGGTGATACTTAGCCGCCTCCTGCCAGGTGTCAAAGGTAGCATCTGCCTTATCGTCAGCGGTAACCAGCCATTGCCCATTGGGCAGTTGGATGAGGTTAGAAATGGCGTCACCGTCGGCGCCATAGGCGGTGTGGTCAATATCCTGCTGCAGGGGGTTGCCTAGCCCCTCTAGGGATTCATCACCTAGCTTAGCGGCGGCCCGGGCGTCATGGTCCTGGACAAGGCGTTGTTCATAAGCTTTTTGGATGGCGGCTGCCTTTTGCACCGCTTCTCTGGCTAGGGCTTCGACTTGCTTGGCTTCCTCCGGGTCGGTGTCAGCACCAGCGGGGGTATCAAGGGCGGCTAGGTGGTCTGGCGTTAGCCCGTGGTCTAGCCCTGCCTCTTGGTAGGCGTCTAGGGTAGCCTTGGCGTTACGGTGCCGTTCGCCCCGGTGGTACTCCCGGGCTTGGGTGGTTTCGTCGTCCTCCGCTTGGCGATCGCCTTCGCTTAACTCCGCCCGACGTTTTGCTTCCTTCTCCTGTCGTTTCTGTTTGCGTTCTGCGGCGCGTTCCTTCCATTCTTCCGGGCTGCGTAGCTTGGTCAGGCGCAATTGGTTCAGCTTGCCTTTAGCGCCTGCAATCACACTGGCGGTGCCGTCCGGGTGCTGCCGGATCTTCACCCTGACGTAGGAGTCCGGGTTTTCCTTGTTGGGGTGGAGGGTGATCCACCGCTCGCCGGTCTGCGGTTGTTCCTCGGGCTTAGGCGGTGCCTTCGGTGCCTTGGGTGCCTTGGCCTCCGGCTTCATGCTGGTGACATTAGGACCCTTAACCGGCTTCTCTTCGCCCTCCACCAGAGCTAGCTGGGTGCGTTGTACCGCTTTGGCTAGGTCATCCTCCCAGTGGTAGCCGTAGCGCCCTAGGCATTGTTCGCCCCGGTACAATTCACAGTCATTGCCGACAAAGTACAGGCGATCGCCGGGCTGGATTTCCAGTTCAAAGACACCCTTGGGGCGCAATGGCGTGGGCTTTGACTTTGGCGTTAGGGTTCGCATAGCACTTGATGGATAGGCGGCAGTGGGCTGCCAAGGGGGATAAGCGCGTGGCGGGCTAGCAGGTAGCTAAGCCGTTCCTCATCGCTCATTTCCTTTAGCTTCAATAGTTCGGCGCGTTCAGGGCTGATGTTCATCATGGGCATACCTCAACTGCATAGCGGCCATGGCAATACCTGCTTGGTGCAATTGCCACAACAATGCGATCGCCTGCGGGTCAGCCGCCTTGGCTAGGTCATGGCCAAACACCTTGCCCAGCATCGCTAGATCATGCTTGCTGCGGCTAACCACCCAGTCTACCAACGCGGTATGGGCTTTAGTCTTAGCGGTCGTCACAACTGTTCCTAGCCCCGCCCCCTTGCCCGCCAAGATTGGCCCTACCTGCTGGGCGATCGCCTGGGCGTTGTAGGTATGCAACCAATGCTCTGCCTCGTGGTGGGCCATCTTGCCCAGGGCTGCCGCCGCTGATTGTTGGATAAAGTAAGCCGCTAACCCTTCGGCGGTAAGGGTGCCCTTACGCGCTTGCTGGGCGGCCCATAGTGCCGTTGCCGTACCCGCCTGCACCACGGTTTCTGAAATTAACTGAGCCGCCATCGGGTCAGCACCCATGGCGATCGCGTGGTTAGCGACCGCTCCGCCAATCACCTTGCCTGCCTTCCATGCCGCTACGTTACGCCCTACCTCATCGCCCTCATGGACAGCAAAATCCTTGACCCGTTGCCAGCGATGGTTTTGGTTTAGCTGGTACTGGATGCCATTACGGGTCTGCATCGTGCCGACCGCTACCTTGCACAGGCGATCTCCCCGGTGCTCGTACAAGCATCCATAGAAACGGTAATAGATCAAGGGTCCTCGATGCGATCGCGGCGTAGGGTAATTTCACCGGTCGCCAATACCTTACGGCGACTCTCACCTTGGTAGAGGGCGGTCAGGGCAAAGTACAGCACCGCTTGCTGGGTTGTGGAGCTAGCTAGTTCTGGCTGGGGCTTGAAGGTTTTTAGCTTGGCAGTTGCCGCGCCGTTGATGGTGATGCGTCCGCTCAAGGTGGTGCCCACCGGTGGATCGGTGGCGATCGTGCAATAGGGATTAGTCGCCCGGGCGCTATCAAATAATGCTTTTTCGTCCGGGTCGCCTGGGTTACGCTTGCCGATCATGCGAAGGTTGACCTGGCTTAGGTTGGGGCGAAAGCTGGCCTCCATGCTCTCCACCGATAAGCTAAAGCTAAGAGTGAAGGTATCGCCGATGTACAAGCGATCGCTCGACAGGTCCAAGGCGCTATCAGTAGGTATCAACAGCATGGTCGCATTGCTCCAGGACTAGATCGAGGACCGGCGATGGCATCAAGGCAAGGGCAAAAACGGGCGATGGCGCGATCGCTAGGCGGTTTAAGCAAAATTTGATCAGTATGGCTACCAAGCCAGGGTGTAGCCCGAGGGGATAAAGGGTGCCGGTCAGTCCAAGGGGGTAGAGCATGGGGTTAGCTCCCTACCTTTTTGCTGGCGTCGGGAAAATGGCTCATGGTTGGGGCACCCGATCAACGGCGGTCTGAGCATTGGTGGCGGGGTTGCCGTCCTTGTCCCTGAGGTTGAATACCTGTCGCACGGTGCCATCTATGTTGTACTGGGTGGTTGTACTAGCAGCAAAGTCGATGCGGTGGCGCCCCAGGGTGAAGGCCTGCACCAGGGATAAAAGGTTAGAGAACAGGGTGGCTTGACTGCCAGAAAGGGAGCGATCGCCTTGGCTGTAGGTCCAGATTGACTGGGCAATGTTTTCACCGACACTGACGGATGGCGCCGCATCCACCACGTCAACTCCCAGTAACCTTGCCCCAGCATTGGCAAACCACCGCACCTCGCCCCCAGTATCTGGCAGCTCTACTGCGGCCCGCCAAATGCCATCGCCCAGGTGGGTGCCATTGGTGAGGCTACCCAGGGTAGTGCCATCAAATAGGCGATATTGGATGCCCGCTGTGTAGCGAGAGCCTAGGCTAGCGATGCTGGTGATGGTTTGGGTCATCAGGCGACTCCTATGGCGGCGATCGCGCCATCGGTGCGGGTGATGGTTTGGGGCATTAGGCGACTCCTATGGCGGCGATCGCGCCATCGGTGCGGGTGATGGTTTTGGTGCGGGTTACCGCAGGGCTGCGGGTGTAGTCGGTCTCGGTGACGCTGGTAATAGCGCCATTGGTGCGGGTGATGGTTTTGCGGTACAGCTCCGCCCCTCCATTGCTGACGTAAATGCTGATTTGCGTAATGGCGCCATTGGTGCGGGTGATGGCTTTGTAGAACGGTTCAGGCCGCAAGGAGACCAACGGCAAAATATTGGTGGTCTCCAGGTTGCCTGAACTGCTGAGCTGGACTGCTTTAGTCATGGCGCTATACCGTCAGGGCGATGGGTGGGTCATTTTCAAACACAATTGACGTGCCTGAAATCGCATTGCCAAGCCGCTGTAGAATGACGTTCGCGCCTGGGGTGGCGGGAGCGGTGGACGAAAAGCCACCCGCAGCAGTAGCACTTAGGTACACCGTGCCCACCGTAGCGCCGGTGACGGCGGTATTGCGCCCAGATAGGTACACGGTGGCATTAGCGGGAGAGGTCACCCCCGTCAACACATAGCCAATGGCAGGGCGGTTGTTGCTTGCATCCGCCTTGCGGGCGGTTGGAGCGCCGGAGTTGTCAAAGATGTTCACAAAGTCGCCAGCGGTCAGGTTTTCGCTGGTCGGCAAAAGCACTGTTTGCAACTCAACGCCAGGTGGCAGGAAGGTGGTATCCAACAAGCCTGAGCTATTGGTAGCGATCAGCTTGTTGGCATCGCCCGCTCCAGCACTGCTGCTAGGCGCCTCAGTCAAGGTAGGGGTGCCGCTTACAACGGTTAAAAACTTTTTCGTGGTCATGGATTTAAACTCCTAAAAATATGGGAGAAGGTGGTTGAAGGTTGATCGTCGTGGCTGACACTGGCTGGCCCAGCACTAGCAAAAAGCCCGTGGTGGGTGGCGACTGGGTAAGCTGGCCATTGGTGCCCAGGTAAATGGGGCTGCCACGGGTCCAGTTCCACACCGCATCGCTAATTTCCCCTAGCCGGTAGGCTACGCCTTCAGCCCCTTGGCTGATCGCATAGGGCAGAATACCAGCAACTCGGTAGGCATGGCTGGGGGTGCTGCTGTCTGCATAGGCAAACTGGCCTGCATTGTCGAGGATTACCGCCCTGAGCGCCGATAGGCTGATGCTGGCGGTGGCGGTGGTGACCGCATCGCCAAGGTCGGGGAGTAGTGAAACTGGCAGGTAGATAACGCCCATAGCTCCTCCTATAGCACCAATGCCGTAATGTCATCAGCCTTGGCGTTGAGTGTATCCACGCTGGCCTGACTGGCCTTGGTGTCTACGCTAGCCTGAGTCGCTAAGCCTGCCTGGATCTCGATTACTGCATCGGTAGCAATGGCGGCGGCGTCAATAGCATTGTCGGCAATCTTAGCGGCGGTAATGGCGTCAGTGGCAATAGAGCCAGCAGTGATCACGTTGCTATTCAGCGTGCCAACAGTTACCGCTCCGGTTACGCTACCGACCGATCCGGTTGTGCTGAAGGTTTGGGAGCTGGCAAGATTGAAATTATCTTTGTCTGTCAGTGCCCTAGTGGCATGGGTCCAGATCTGGCTAGTCGTGGGAATATCGCCAACGGCTGCGGGGGCTGCTGGCAGGTTCGTGGTCTTGCTGTTAATGGCCGATAGCTGGCTATCCAGATTGGCGCTAGCCAGCCCCAGGGCGGCGCGGATGACTGCCGCTTGGTCTGCTTGGTTGGGCGCGGGCTCAATCGCTACGGCACTGAGGAACGCCCCTGCCGCTCCTGCATTATTCAAGTACCACTCCAGCGTCCCTCCATCGTCAGGGGCGCTTATACCACCATTCACACGGTAATAGCCAGTAGCAGAAACCTCCGTTACCCCTGTGGTGGTAAAGGCTGTGGCAATGGTCGTGCCATCGACCGCACGGATTTGGTAGCCAACGCTTTGGCCAGCTCGGGTGGGGGCGACAAGGGCGGCGGGGAGGACTTGGGTCATGGCTCACCTTCAGGCAATTCAGGCAATTCGAGTACTGGCTGATAATTCTTAATCGCCTCTAGCAGGGCACAAAAAGCCGTAAACGGCTGGCTCTGAAATTGCTCAGCTAGCTCAGCAAAGTCAGGGAACGCCAGAGCAGCTTGATCGGCGGCATCTAAAGAAGGATAGTTGCGATCAAACCCCTGTTGCAACGGGCCGACAATCGGCGGCTCACCCTCGATGGTAGCCACACGGCACCAGTACGCCTGCATGGAGATAGCGCCTGAGGGGGTAAGATCAGCTTGAAATCGGGATAGTTGTTCCATATTAAGAAGTTCTCACCTTAATAACGTCTCCATCTCGCCAGAGGTCTCCAATTGCTACTGTTGAATTAAGTGAAGTAGGCAAATTAGCTAGATTCACCCTTGAACCACCGACAATCAATGATTTTGCTATTCCCACCCCGCCTGGAGTCACAATTGAGCCTGAAGTGGTATTAGTGCTGTCGGCGTTGCTAGTGGGAGTGTAGCGGGGCAAAGAGCTGTAATCTTCGCTAAAGGAAATAGAGGAAAAATCAATAAGTGAAGATCCGAAAATATACGCTACTAATTTGCAATAAGCTGTCCCCGGAGGAAAATTATTTGGCTGATCAATGCCAGTTAAAGCAACTTGGCTGATTTTGCCAGAATGGACCGAAAACGCATTATTAACTACAGACCCAAGTCCAGTATGAAGAGCTATATGTTTATCAGTATTGTTAACGTTAATGTCTCCGTTTGAACAAGGAGTTCCGGCTGGATAGAAAGGTCCTGGCCACCCTCCCTGCATGTTAAGAGTAATGGTATTACCGACAATGCCGCCATTGTTCCAAACATTGTAATAAAAATTTCTGCTATAGGGATTAATAGAAAAAGGATAAGAACCGCCGAAAGAGTTTTGATAATTCCAAAAAATTATAGAGCGTTGCCATACTGGAATAGGTCCACCACCATTCGGCAGCCAATTTGTACCACTTGTTAGATTTATTACCGCATCACCTGGATTTAAGTTTGTTGCAAGGGTCGTTATTGTGTTTGGAATGTATTGGTAATGTCTAGGCTCTATATGGTTTTTATCGACGTCATAAAAACGTAATCCAAACAGTATGTAAGATTGACCAGTTTGTTTTGCTGCAACACTTAAAATATAGGTTTTTGTTATATCGACCGGCATAAATTCGTCGCTAATCAGGGTAATTCCATAATCATCAACGCCCGTTGCCCTGAAACTACCTCCGCTAAAGTAAGTATCAGCACCATTAAAAGTAAATTGTGAAAAATTATAATTCGTCCCCATCGTGGCAAACCCGTTAGATACAAGGTTTTGACCACGGGAAATGGTATATTCAGGGATTTTCAGATTTGCCCTAGCGGCTGTGTCGGTAGTTGCGTTGGTCCCGCCATTGCCCAACCCTAGCGTTCCTGCTAGCGTGACTGCGCCAGACGTAGCAGAGGCAGGGGTTAAGCCTGTAGTCCCACCAGAGAAACTGGTTACCGGTGCAGTGCCACTTGAGGCGGCGGTTACCCTGCCCTTGGCGTCAACGGTGACAGAGCTATTGGTATAGCTGCCAGCGGTCACCCCTGAGTTAGCTAGGGTAGCAGTGCCAGTTACATTGCCGGTTCCGTCAAAAGCGCTTGAGGTCCACGCCACATCCCCTGTAGCGCTGATGGTTCTGCCTGTAGTTAGGCTGGTGGCACTACCGGTTAAAGTGCCGGTGAAGGCGTTAGAGGCTTCCCATTTGCCCGTAGTATTGTTCCAGACTAAAGGGTAACCATTCTGGCCAGAGCCAGGGTTCACTGATACGTCGGTCAGTTCCTTGAGTTGCGAGGGGGACAGATACGCTGTAGGCACTACTCCAGCCCTCCATTTAGTCCAAATTTAGGCCATTTGCCAACACTCAAACCGACAACCTCCACTACACAGAGGGTTGGCGGTGTTGAATAGTTGCGGGGAGAGCAGTTAGGCATTACTCAATACCTCCATCAATTGTTGTTGCGCCATCCTGGCGATCGCAGGCGTCACCATATCCCAAATCATCGTCACCTCGTTAGGTAGTCCCGTTGGTTCAAAGCAACAGCGATAGTCTTCGGCCATGCACCGAACGATCGCGGTGCGATCGCCCCAGTACTGAATCCCGCGAGCGGCTTGCAAGGATAGGTAGCCCTGCCAGGGGCCGTAGTCAGCGCTGGTTGATAGGTCATGGCGACTAGCGATCAAGCACGCTCCGATAAACCGCCGCAGGAGGCATTCTAGCCAGCATTGACTGGTCAGCTTTAGCCCTGCCTGGAGGGTATCCATCGCCTGGGCATAGGTGATGATGCCATCGCTAGCGGCATCCTCTAGCTGACGGCTAAGCATCAATAGCCGGTCCATTAAAGCATCAGCGGGGTCGTGGTCTACCAGGTAGATAACGCCGGTGGAGGGGTGACAAAAGGCTTTGCAATGGCGGGGTAGCCAGTCGGGGGCGCTATCAATCAGTTGAATGGTGCAGTAGCCCATTAGCCCGTCTGCGCGGAGGCGATCGCAGGCATCCCGCAGCAGGCGACGGCTAAGCAACCCCCGAGCGCGGCTGGTGGTGGCGGTGGCTAGGGGCGTATCGGGAAATAGGGTAACCTTAGCCGCCTTGACAAGCGCCTGGGGGGAGGGTGGATCACCGGCGGGGGATAGCTCTAGATCCAGCGTCCAATGGTCGTCATTGGCGACAAAGGAGGATAGGCGATAGCTAAAGTCGGGCCCAGAGGGAACGATGCCGGAGTCAGCAATTAGCCCGAGCACTTCGATGTCGGCGGGGGAGCGTAGGAATAACAACGACACGCGATCGCCTTCGGTCTGCACCACACCCCGAACGCCCTGGCGATCGAGGGCGGTGGTCAGGTCCATGGCGAAATTGTCTTCGATGGCATAGAACTCATCGTCGCTGATCAGTTGAGCGGGCGATAGGTTGAGCCGTACCCGTAGCTTGGCGTAGCCCTGGGGCGTATCGAGGATAGGAAGATAAACACCCCGGCCATAGTCACCATCGCCTAGGGGGAAACGATAGTCACCAGGCGGGGGCGGCGTGGCATTGTAGCGCTGCCAGCGGTTATTGGCATTAAACACATAGGCGCGTCCCTGGGCATCGCGCTTGAGCGCTCCCCGGCTCACCGCCTTGGTCAGGGCACCTAGGCTATAGTCCTCCAGCCAATCATGGCGGCAACCAGGGGTGCAGGTATGGTCATCGGTCCATAGTGCCTTGGCCAGGGGCGCTTCACTGAAGGTTTTGCTACCCGCCTCCCGCAGCAGGTCCAGCAATCGCTTTTGCCGTTGGCTAAGCATTTGCTGGATCGGGTTATCGTCTAGCTGCTGCACCGTTATTTCAGCACCACCGCCGGCGTCAACGCTCAAGGATTTACGCAGCTGTAGCGCGATCGCGTGGGCGTCAGAGGGTTGCCAATCACCGATAAATTCTAATTCCATCGGATCACTAGCCTCCTGGCGCTTTTCTCTAGCTCGGGCTGGTTAGGGTCCTCCGGTGGTTGTCCTGGTGGTTGCTGGTTAGGGTCCTCCTGCCCGGGCGGTGGTGGGGCCATCATGCCTTGGGCTTGGGCTAGCATCTGCTGGGATTGTTGCTTCTCCTGTGCCCACATGGGCGGCGGCTGGAGGGGCGAGTCACCCCACTCGACGGCATCGCGTCCACCCCACTTAGAACGGAGTTCGTTAATGGTCATTGCGCCCATGGTGACTTCACCGGCATCGCGCTGGTATTCTTGCTGCTCCGCCGGGGTTTGGGATTGGGTGAAGGCAAACTCTAAATCCTCCCACCCACAAACACCGTGGATCACCTGTTCAGTATGGATAGAGGACAAGCTGCGCAGCAATGGCGCGACACCCTTGGACTCCATCAAGTCCACCTGGGTCTCAGCTACCCCAGAACCGATGCCGCCGGTCACCTCGTCGGTAAAGCCGATCTGGCTCGGTGAGATGCGGTACAGCATGGTGATGCGCCGCACCACGTGGGTCAGCAATTCAGTGAACTGCATCTCCCGGTTAGATACCGATGACAGGGGCACCAGGTCGAATACCTGCTGGCTCTTGCCCTCGGCATCCCGGGCGGCCCGGAAGGCGTGGATATTCCACGGGTTATCCTGGCTGGTTTGCCGCATCTGGGACATGAGGCTACGGAACTCAGCCGATGACAATCCCATCACCGCCAGCAATGCCGGGGGGATGCCGTTCTTTTCAAAGAAGCTGGCATTGTACCGGTTAGCGTTCAGGTCGCTAGCGATGCTGACGTAGGCGGTCTCAATCGGAGAGATGCCGTAGGGACTCCAGGACACCGGGTTGAGTCGGATATAGGCTAGTTCTTCCGGCTCAAACCGTACATGGGTCTTGACGTTATAGCTTTGCCAGTAGGCCAGCGGGATGCCCGTATCGTCACAATCGATCTCCACCGTATCGCCCGCGATCGCGCCCAACTCCAGCGGCAACCGATGGCCATTTACATCAGCGGTCACGATCTCGTAGGCTGCCGCGTCGTAGATGAGTAAGTCCCGCAGTATCAGGCGGTGGAACTGGTCCAGGTTGTAATGGTTGGCAGGGTGGGCAAAGAACTTTTCTAGCCAGCGGATGCGCTTTTTAAGGGTTTTGTAGTCATCTGGGCGGCGATCGCGTAGCCACCGGCTTTTCTCTTCGTCAATGGGACGAATCGTCCAATCACAACCGCAGACTAGCTCTACCAGAGTATCGACACAGGCGCGGACAACCTCAGAGCGCATATAAACCATCCGCATCACCTCGGGGCTAAGAAAGCCCTGACGGGGTTGGCCGCGTCCCTCGAAGGTGGTCCAGATGTTCGGAGTCGTGCGATAACGGCGGCCAGGCTTCTTGTCGATGCCGTCATCCCAGCCACGGCCATTGGCGCGTTTGGCTAGCTCCCTCGCCTGGGATAGGGGTAAATCCAGGTCAGGGGAGGTCTCTAGGTGGCGGTGAAGGCGGGTGAGGTCCATGGGTAGCCAGTCTCTAGGCTAATTTTAGCGGTTCTCCCCTTGGGTTATTGCATATTGCAAATATGCCATGGTAGAGTAAATATGCAATATCGTTTAGGAGATGCCAACCATGGCAGTTGATCAACAAGAAATCGAGCGTCGGGCTAGGGCGCTCATGGAGGATGGGTTAGGGGTTCTGCAAGCTTGGAACCAAGCGTGCCGGGAAACCGGCGCGATTGATGCCGATCCGCTGGATGAACCGGACGAAACGGGTGTGGTGCGGCTTATCCGCGCCATGGACGTGCAAGGAACTGTTTTGCTGATGGAAGACCTGCGCCAAGCGGGTTAGTTTATTCCACTCAAAAGACCATTTTTACGGAGGAAAGTTTGTGACTGAAGAGGAAAGACAGGCCAATGAGCAAGCCGCACGGGCGGCAATACTCAAGGCTCAACAAGCGCTGGAGACCCTGCGCCGCGCACGGGTTGCATTAGAGCAAATCAATCAGGAGCTTACCACCCATGTCAACGACTAATAGCACTACCACCCAGCCCGCTGACAACCCGCAGCCGCCCTCCCAGGTGCCCGGCACCGTGGAGAATGCGCTGTTGTTTGCCGCCACTGGGGCGGCGATCATAGCCCTGGCGGCCACTGAGAAGGCAAAGGGTAAGATCTAACCCTACCGCCTCTCACCCTAGCCCCTGGCCCTCGCCAGGGGTTTTGCTTTGACTATAGATCGTAGTAATTCTCTTCTACGTCCTCACCCGCCATGAACCGTTGCCAGTAGTCGCGCTGCGCCTCTACCACCGCCCTATCCCGTGGGTCGCTCGGGTCGCCCACGTAGCCGCCTGGATACTCAGCATTGGCCGCCTCTAGCAGGAAGGCCGCTATGGCCTTCACCTGGGGCGTATTGCCAGTAGTGTCCTTGATTGCCCTGAGCGCTTGTAGGGCGTTGCGGTAGGAGGTGCGATCGGCGAGGGGCATGGGGTAGCACTTTTACAATAGAGTAGCTAAATTGCCGCTTCAGTATCATATTGCAAACAAGCGTCTATTATAGATACAATCTGTGATTGATAGGGCGACATATTTGCAGTCTGGGCATAAGCGATGAACGCTTTTGGTGACAACCGTCTCTATAGCTTTGATGATCTCTCCTATGTCATCTATGAGATGCCAAAAGGAGAGCGAGCTCACAAAAGCAAGCTTAAGTCTGATCCTTATGGTGATGCTCATGCTGTTCGCCGTCCTGTTACCGACATAAAAAACGACAAGAAAGATATTCCCCTTGAAATTAAGGTGCTCGCCGAGACTGCGCTAAAGCGTGGCGGCGCTACTAGAAAAGACTTTGAGTGCATCTTTGAATATTTTCCGCGTCCATTAGGCAAAAACAGCTACAAAGTTTTGTGTTGGGACAAGGCGCCTGAGCGACCGGTTGAGCCATTATTCAAACTGCTGCTAGAGAACACTGAGCCGGTTGTTGAGACTGAGCAAGCTGCGGCCAAGACTGCAACTAGATCAAATCGTCGCGCCAAAAAGTTCTCATTTAGTTCAAAGACTAAAGAGGAGATCTGGGAGATTATCGATCAAAGGATCTTGGAGTGCGCTAGCCATCCGGTTACAGCAAAAGTTTTGTACAAAAAGGCTAGGACTAGCGGACCAGATCGGAAACGTTTTCAAGAATATGTTGTTCCTCGAAGAGATCTTCTGCTGGCCCAGGGAAGGTTGCATACCTGGAAGGAGCGTAAGGCTACTTACTATTGCGTGACCCCTCCGCCAGATGAGCCAGAGCCTAGCCCGGCTGTCGTTGAGGCTAAGTCGATCAATCCTCCCGTTATAGTGGCGGAGATTGTTGAGCCCCCTGTCAAGGTGGCGGCGGAGGTTGTTGATTTGCCCATTGAAGAAGAGTTTGAGCAGGATCAAAGGTCAGACCTAGAAATTAAGGTAGATGAACGGATATTAAGGGCTTGTGCTTGTCCGATCACGAGTACTATCCTGCGAAATAAGGTTCGAGGTAAATACGGGGATGAAGCGCGAGATCTTTATCTTGTTCGGACTGAATATTTAATTCAGCAAGAAAAATTATATACCTGGAAGGATCGTAGGGTTACTTACTATTGCGTGACCCCTCCGCCAGATGAGCCAAAGCCCGCTCCGGCTGTCGTTGAAGCTGAGGTTGAGGTAGTCGAAGTTGCTCAGGAGAGTCCTGGGGCGTTGGTACCAACCGCCCAAGCCTTGACCAATGCTGAGACGCTGCAAGACGTTTTAGAGCACGGAGTTCGGCAGAGGTTTTATGAGACTTTTCAGGAAGACAAAAACCAAGAGTTGTTTGAAGGCGCTTTACTTGCCTGCGCCAGAGGAATAGGCCGTCAGTTTGAATGGGTCATGTTTGAGGGCAAGAAATGGCTAACGGTCAAACAGTTGGCATCATTGCTGAGCCTGGAGGAAGATAGCGTTCTTTGGTGGTTTAGAGGCTGCCCCGTACAAGAAGCTGTTTTAACTGAGCGGTTGACCGGGGATAGGTTAAAAAACTACAAAAGCATTTATAACCCCCTGACCCCCCTGACCCCTCCAGATGTAGGCGAGTACTACTCGCCTACATCTAGAAGGGTAGAGGGGTTATTCGACAAAACGGTCCATTCAAAAGCACATCACCTGCTATTGTTCAACCCTGCCGGGGCGTCTTGGATAGCTTTGGCGGCGCGTACTGAGCCAGCCGAATTGATTAAGAGCAGCTTTTGGGTTGCATTGGCAGAAATTGCTAATGTCCTGAAAGGTCAGATACAAACATCGGGCAGTTCTCTTCAAACTTCCGATCCAGTCGCGTGGGAAATGCTGGTTAACATACATAGGGATGTACAGATTGTGAAAGATCGTTTGGATAATAATGTAGTTCCGACAACCACTAGGACAGAAGAAATAGTGAACAGAATCGACATAAACACAAACTCTCCACGCAAGGAATTTCTTCCAGACGCTATATCTAGCGCTATAGAGGCTTTCTTGTATATCACGCTTAACACCGGGCGGGATGTCATAGACCAAACGTTGTTGATCAACGCCAATGGGTCCAAAACCAAAGATTGCGAGTTTGATCACATAAGAAGCAGGTCAGTCAGATCTGCTGAAAATTGTATGCCACTGAGTAAGGTTACTCATCGCAAAAAAACTTACGGGCAACTGACACCCGAAGAAAAAGCCACGCTTGAAAGGGCGGAGAAAGCTATAGAAAACTATTGGGCACAAAAGAGTCAGATAAAGCCTCACCAACCAAGCATTTTTGGCGATTTAGCCGTCTAAAGGAAAGCCCCAGGGTTCCCCCTAGGGCGCACTCAAAAGACCTTCGTGAAGCGTGTCCACGGAGGTCTTTTGATTCTACTCCTCTCCTGGCTCCCTAGCTTCCCACTCAAGAACTCCGGCAAACCGATCAATCCAATAGGCCAGATCTTCTAAAAGGCAACTGGTTTTGTGCATCAGCCAGCGGTAAACAAAAGGTCGGTATTTCATTACAGCGTCTCTACGAAATTTAGTTAGTCCCCTCGCTAACGCTGTGGGGCGGCAGCGATCGCGACTACAGCAGGCTATCCTGGCGGCATCGCCAGAAATCCAGCACTGCCAAACCCGGAAATTGCTGCTCAACAGCAGCCTCAATCCGCTGCTTGTCCTCCAGCCCCATGTAACTGTCTTGAATTTCAATAACCTCGACAGTAAAGGTAAACTCGCCCCTCACCTCCCCAACCAAAGAAGCAAAGAATTTGACAAGGGCAGGGGCAGTGGTGGTTTCAGGAGTGCGGACTTTAACAGCTTGGGCTACCATATCAGTGAACCTCTAGTGAATGGTTTTACTTCCCCTGCCTCGGTGCCAGCCTTGGCGGGGGCTTTGCTTTGGGGCCGTCCCCATCGCTTGATATGAGTATAACGCCTGACGTTATACAATGCAAGCTTAATATAAAGTATTCGATGTCTGCGCTATAGTTGGGGCAAATACTAGCGATCGCGTGGGAGGATGGTAAATATGCGTTCTGTAGCTCCGATGATTCGATGGCGTCTCCGCCAGGTTATGGCAGACCGGCAAATCAGTAATCGCGCCTTGGCTGAGGCGCTAGGCGTCCACGAGGCCAGCGTCAGCAATATGAAGCGCCGCGACACTATGCCCCGAATTGATGGCACTCAACTGGATGCCCTTTGCCGTGCGCTAAACTGCACTCCGGCGGAGCTTATCGACTACAGCGGCAACTCGCTACCATAGAACCACGCGCTGTATTGCTTGGCCCCCTCGGGGGCTTTTTGTTGCTTATCCGCTATAATCAACACCGTTAGATACACCTTGATACCCGCGATCGCGCCCTAGCTAAGTGCGATCGCGCTTCCTCCGCCTTTCGCCGCTGGCATCCGCTACAATAGCCCCATTCTCCTAATACTGCGCCAGAGCCCCTGACATTGCCCACAGGGGCTTTTCATTGCTTATCTGCTATAATCACCGGCAAACTTCAGGAGGCTTGCTATGAGTGATGATCAACTAGCCCAAGTGAAGGCGATCGCTACCCAGATAGCCCGGCATGAAGTCATGCTCCACGAGATCCGCTTTACTTTATCCGGCGTGGTGGTGGGTGCCGTGGCAGCGCTGGCGTGGCTGGCAGCTGCAGGACGGCTGTAGCTAAGGCAATAAAAAACCCGCCAAGTGGCGGGGTAGCTCCGGGGTGGTCCCGGGGCGGTTAAGCAACAGTCAAGTAATCGTCTTTAATCAGCGGCGAGATCGCGGCTTCTGCTTCAGCTTCAGTCGGATAGGTAACCCATAGGCTACCGTCACCGAATAGGCTTTCACAATCCTCCCATTTACCAGTCTTTGGTGAAATGGCAAAGACACGGTAGCCTCCATCCCGGGGAAAAACACTGTAACGAACAATCATCATGGCGGTATCTCCTAATCATGGTGGGTCCGGTTCGTTGCTGTCGGGACACCAACCGGAAAGTAAACCGCCGTAAATTTGTTTACATCCCTACGGAAGGATGGGTTTAGTTGAATCCCCGTCCTGTTCCGGGGTGGCACCCTATTTGGTATCCCGCCGGGGGGCGGCGCCGTTTGGCTATACCTAAAGTACCCTAACCCCATCGAATTGTCAACACGTTTCGATTGTGATTAAGCTCTCTGGTTGCTAAAACGATCGCGCCTATCCTAGTTCGATACGATAGGGCTGTGGGTATTTGCAATAGACAATGGCAACCTATAGCCCGTCGCAGCTTGGCTTTTTGCTCCAGCAATGGGGCAGCGGCAACCTGGATAATATTATGTCTTCCGGCCACATCGTCTCCGGGGTGCCCAACTTGGTGCTAACTGGCCATGGCTTCAGGGCGATGGGGCTGGCGGAGCGGTTCACCAATGCCGATATTGAGCAAGCCATAACAGCGCTGATGGTACGCGATCGCGGCGCGGCGGTGATGTTGATAGCAATTCACCTACTGGGCTGGACGATGGAGCGCCTAGGACGGGCGCTAGAGCATCCAGACACCAGCCATACCCAAACAGCGCTGATGCTGGCAGAGGGCTGCTTTATGGAGGTGCTGCTCAATGCCAACTAAGCACAAGCGGATTAATTTATTGGTGCCCGAGGCGATCGCGGGGCGGGTGAGGCGGGAAGCAACTTTCTTGCGGCTGAAATCGCGGGTAATGACGGAGGACGGCCGGGAACTAGCGAGCGTTGCCGACTTGGTGCGCTGGACCACCGACCTTTATATCGAAGCTTGTGAGGCGGGCGGGACGCTGGAGTGCGAGCCAGTTGATAACGATGGCACGATCCCCTTCACCCTGGACTCCCATACCCGTGGCCGGTGGGAGTACGCGGTGAAATATCGCTATGCCAAGGACTACCACGAACTAACAACGATCGCGCTTACTCGGTATTTCGACGGGCTAGACGCTAGGGCAGAGCGCGATCGCCGGTTGCTGGAAAGTTTAACCAGCCTGCCAAGCCGAGAAACCTTACAACTCATCAACGCTGGAACCTATGTACCAACTACCGTCCCCTCTCTTTAGCTGGGCGTGGAGCGCTCAGTTTTTATCCTTGGCGACAGAGAGTGAGTCGGGGTTAATTTTGCCTGGCCAGCAACAAAAGGAACCGGCCTATTGTCACTTTTCCAGGCTATCGGCGGAGGGTGAAGAGGAAAGCTGGTTGTGGTTGTTTCCGGATACTAGACAAGCCGCTAGCCTGCGCCTGATGCAACGGATTAATATCGACGATCGCCTGCGGGACTTGGTAGAACTAACTATCCCGATGAACCTCCCAGACTGTGCTTACCCTACTTACCTACAAGTGGTGGACCTGGACCACCTACGCTGCGCACCGTTAGAAGAATCTGGCATCGTCGAGGTGTGGATCGGATTTGACTATCGGAAATATGCCAGCGATCGCAGGATGCGGGCTGCAGTTGATACCGTCCTCCCCACCTCGGAATTTGTCCGAAAGGCAGCCCTAACGTGAAGTTCTTTGATATTCTGTGCCGTCGCTTGGACTCGATAGAGAAGCACCTGAAGTTGATTAATGAAAAGCTGCACGAGCTGCAAGAGCGGCAACTGAAGCTAATGAAAAGCGATCGCGAGCAATCCCGTAAGCTCAAGACCCAGCAACGGCTAACCCTAGGCTTCAGTACCGTGGTGATCATTGGCGCCTTGATGCTATTCAACTGGTCGCCGGAACATCAAAAGCAACTGCGAGATCTGGCGGTGAGCATTATCAGCATCGGCGCCGCCGGGGTGCTAGGCACCAACGCGATGCCCCGCGAATCATCCTCAGAGGAGGACCCGGACGATGAAAGTGGATCGGATAGTCAGTGACCTGCTTGGCTATGTCAACCGCTGCAACTGGTGGCGGGAGCGGCAGGTAAAGCAACGACCCTACCGCATCTTGCAAACCTGGCGGCTAGCGGGGCGCGGCCTATTGCATCGTGTCCAACGGCCCCGCTCCCTATGCCCACGCCATGTGGATGCCTACATTTTTGAGCCCTACCGCCAGGAGGGCGGCGTTAGAGATATTCATATCACCTGTGACCACCTTGAAGGGATGAAGACACCGGCTAGGGGTAGGGGTAAGGTACGCGGTACCCACCGGCTGACTATTCTGGTCTCCGACCATTGGATCAATGACGATGGGCGTTATAACGCTGAGCAAATCTATAGCCTCGATGATGATTGGCAAGGCAGCCAACCCGAGCGGGACGCCTACGCGATCGCGATTCTCTACCAAGTAGCGATGGCTTTCTATCAAGACGCTACCGATTGGACCTGGGAGGTAGACACCGCCAAGCGGCTATGGATGGGAGAACACTACACCCCAACGCTGTCCCCCAACCGCCATAGCGTTAATACCGTCGCCTGGGCATTACGCGATCGGGTGAGGCGGACAAAGCTAGGGGCAGGGCAATAAAAAACCCTCCAGGGGGAGGGCGGCGGGGTGGTGATGCAGGGTTGGTTAGAGGTTAGCGCCGGAATACTCCAGCTTAAACAGCGCTACAGCCTCGCCGGGGCTCTCGCCCGACTGGTAAAAGGGTTGAACGCCCAGATCAACCTTTACCCCCTTGTCTTTGAGTGCTTCGATCAGGAAATCTTCCCTCAGGTCTTCGGGGTAAGAAACCCGGATGTAACCTTCTCTGCTGTCATCTAGGCGGGCTAGAACCTCGCCTCCTTCGGCGGTGGTGATAATGCTCCAATCATGGTTTAGCGGTGCAGTCATTGATCGGTCCTCTCTGTCGTGTACATTTACACTCTATCAACCCTCTATCGCATTGTCAACACTTATTGATAGCAATTTTACAATGGGGTTGGGTATTGGCGCGATCGCGGGGAGGATCAACTATAGTTGATCTAAGGATCTACGGTAGATCTCCAAACGCTACAAGCCTATGCCTGCTAAGACTCCAGAGTTGATCCAAGCCCGAATTAAAAAGCTTTATGCTGAGTCCGGTAATACCATTGAGGATATTGCCCAGATTTGTGGCGTCTCCACCGGCACCGTTAAGCGGGTAGTCAAGGAGGGCAAGCTGAGCCGGACCCCAACCCGCAGCACTAATCAGGTGGTCGCTGACGCGATCGCGGCGGGGGCAAAAGTCACCATCGACGGGCTCGACGTTAATGACTATATGACCCGCACCATCAAGACTCTGGCGGGTGCGGTCAATGAGACGGAGGCCAAGTCATTGGAGGGCGTCGCTACGGCGCTGGCTAGGTATCTGCAGCTATACCGGGAGATGAACCCGACCACGCTGGAGGAGGCGACGATCGCGCTACTAAACCGGCCAGACTTTGACGCACAAACCTTCCACCGCATCCTACAACGCCATGCAGAGAAAGCAGGGTAACGCGATCGCGCTATTGGAGCTAATGAGCCAGGGCCAGGAACCAACGGCGGGTGACTCCCCCTGGCTAGAGGACCCCTTACCCTTGGGTGAGTTCTGCCGCGCCTACCTGGACGTTACCCCCTGGGATATTCAACAGCAGGACCTAAGCCAGTTTCTAGGCACCACAGCGGCGGATGCTAAGGCATTGTTTACTCAAAATCCGCCAACCCTTTACAATTGTGGCATCCTATGCTACGGCAAGGGAGCGGGCAAGGATACCCTAGCCTCCGTCTGCCTTGTGTGGTTTGCCCATGTGCTGCTGTGCCTGAGAGACCCCCAAGACTTTCTAGAGCTTGCCCCCCAGGAACCCATTGATATTGCTCTAGCTTCACCTACCCTGCGCCAGACGCGGCGGGTGACGTTCACTAAGCTAAAGAACCGATTGCGCACCTGCACCTGGCTAAAAAGCCACCTAGCGCGGCCCGAGTTTGCGATCGCAGACGTTGACCGCTATATCAAAAAAGCCACCGACGCGGCGGATTATATTGAGCTACCGCACAATATCCGCATCCACAACCTACCGCTGATTAGCAGTAGCGCAGAAGGGTTTAACCTGCTGGCATTCGTGATTAGCGAGTTTGCAGGGCTAGAGTCAGAAGCCCAGGGGGCCACAGCGGAGGCATTGTTCAATACCTTTGTCACCTCCTGCCGGACCCGCTTTAGGAAGGCATGGAAGGGCTTTTTAACCAGCTTCCCGCGTAGTGTATCGGACCCGCAGGAACAGCTCATTGAAGCCCACCAGGAGGGGCGGTTTCCTGAATTATTTGTGGTACGTCGTCCTACCTGGGAAGTCGTGCCCCACCTGGAATACAAAGACTTTGAGACTGAATTTATCAGGGACCCAGAAGGATCGGCGGCTAAGCTAGCAGCCCAACCCCGGGCGGCGACCGAAGCCTACTTTAGATCGCCTGAACTAATTGTCCGTCATGCCAGTGGTGGGACGGCTGACCTGCTCAAGCGCTATGGCGTGACGGGTAGCGATCGCAGTCCTGACCCCATCCTAGAGCGCGACCTATTTGGCGACGTGGTACTGGATAGCTATGGCTTTCCGATGTTAGCCAACTGGTTCAAGGGTAAACCAGAGCGTGAGTACTATATCCACATCGACCTGGGGCTATCGGGCGATAGTGCTGGGTTTGCCATGGCCCACCTGGAGCCGGTGGGCGATCGCGCAGACCGACTGATACCGGTACTGGACCTATCCTTTCGCTGGAAGGCAGCGCATTTCACCGGGCGCGGCCAGTTGCAGCGGATGAACTGGGAGGGCGGCGATTCCACAACTGTGGACATCCGCCAGGCGGAAATTGACCTGCAAACACCGGTGGAGTTTGTGCTACTGCTGAGTAAGCGACTAGGGTTTGCGATCGCGCGGGTGACGTTTGACCAATTCAATAGCGCTACGGCTCGACAGCTGCTATACCACTATGGGGTTAGCAGCCAGAATTTCTCGGTGGACCGCAACCCAGGCTATTACGATGAACTAAAGGCGTTGATTTATGCCCGGCAGTTGGTTTACCGCATCGACCCGATATTGTTCGGGGAGCTAAGGAAATTGGTAAGGCTATCAACCGGGCGGATTGATGCCCCGCGTACTGCCCTAGGCAGTGATGTCGATAGCCACAAAGACATTGCTGACGCGGTTGCATCGGTTGTGGGGGCACTGTGCAAGTTGTCAGCGGCCTCGGGTGAGTTCTATAGCCTACCAGAGCCAGAGGTGATAGAAGAGGGCTTAGAGGAGCCCACAGGGCCAATAGAGCTCGGGTCTGATTACAGCAAGACCCAAAGCGAAATTATGAAGGAGTTTTTTGAATAACTTCACCATCGACAAGGCTTAATTCAGCCCTAGCAAGCCGCTCTATAAATTCAGAGCGAGATAAGCCTGCTTTTTTTGCTAAGGTGCTGAGGATAGCCCACGCGGTTGGGGTAAGGCTAAGCTGACCCCGTTTCTTGTGTTCTTCGTAAAAGGGCTGCTTGGGTGTCAAATTGTCCAAGCAAGCCTGGGGACGCCAAGCCATACTGCCTCCTGGGTTCGATTTGTGTATATCTTACGATAACACTTTAATTTAGGCTAGTTGTGCCATAGCTAGAACTCTGAGCAGCTCTCACCATGGCACCTCCCTTTAGAGGCGGCGTAGTACGCTGAAATTGGAGAGGGGATTGACCATGGCACACTATCAACTTTGCTACGGGCGGGTATCGACTGAAGAGCAAAGCCTGGAATTACAGATGCAGCAATTCCAGCAACAGCTTGAGTTCGATGAACTGTTTGCTGAAAATTTGTCGGGGCGTAGGCGCGATCGCCCTGAATTTTTGCGCATGGTGGAACGAGCATTAGACCTCCGTGGTCAACGTCATCAAGTTACAGTATGGGTCATCGAGTGGACCCGATGGGCACGGGATACGGTTTATTCGATGGAGAGCCTAGCCCAATTGGAAGCGGCGGGCGTGCAGGTGAAGGAGCTAACCACTGGACAGGAGATCACCCTCCAGACCGCCTCAGGGTTGCTCACCACCGGCGTTAAATCACTGATGGCGCATTATTACTCAGTAGAACTAGGCGAACGTATCCAGCGCGCCTATGCCCAGATGAGGCGACAGGGACGCCCCATGTGTGGCCCACCTCCCTTTGGCTACCAGAGATCGCCGGACGGTAGCCGCTATGAGCCAGGGCCAGAGTGGGCAAAGGCAAGGGCGGCGGTAGAACACTACATGCAGCACGGCAATGTAGCGGGGTTATCGGTCTACATGGAACAGGAGCACGGGTTTTATAAGTCCCGGGCGGGCTGGCGGTGGTGGCTGCGTAGTGCTGCCTTGCGTGGGCATTTGCACTATGCCAGCACCGATGAATGGCGCTACAACACCCACCAAGCGCTTATCACCGAAGAGGAGTACAAGCGGATTGATTACCTAATTGGGCTCAACCGACAACTGCGCGGCCATAATCAGGGGCGCATCTACCCGGTGCCGCCGATTGTGTCCTGTGTTTGTGGCACCCGATGCCGCAGCACTGTCTCGAAAGGCCATCGGTACTTTGCCTGTGCCGCCCGCTATGACTATCGCAACCGGGAATGCGCCTATACCCTTTCCTGCCGTCAAGAGGTAGTTGAAGCAGCCATGCAGGAGGCATTGGCAGAAGCGGCTGAGGCGATCGCGGCGGATATGCTACAGCCATCAACGGCAAACCCGCAGGCGATCGCATTGGAGCGAGAACTAGAGGCACTTCGACCTTTGGCCCACCGGGCGGCGATCGCTGAAGAAATTGCTGCCATCGAGGCGGAACTACAAAACCTGGCAGGGATGGAAAGCCATACCAGCGCCAACCAGCAAGAGTTACGGGAAAAGACAATGGCGATCGCGCAGGCGGACCTAAACCTATTGCCGGTGGTAAGGCGTCGGGAAATCTACGCGGAATTGGTGGAGCGGGTGATCTTGCAGGGGAATGAAGTGGTAGAGGTGCGGCTAAAAATGCAAAGAACGCCATAGGAACCGTCCCATGGCGTTCAGTGTTAGCGGGAAAGTTTTGCTACGCCGCATCCTGCAATGGCTTCAGCAACTTTTCCGCCAGTTGTCGCACCTTAGGAGGTGCATCTGGCATTTTCAGCACCGCCTTGGCAAGTTGATAGGCAACTTGCTTCTCTTGCTTGGTTAACGCGATCGCTAAATTAAGGCTTTCTTTCACCTGGGGACTCATGACTGCTCCTCCGCTTGAAACACATCGCCAAACTGAGCCTCCAGATACACCCGGGCCAACTCAGGATCACCCGAGTTGCCACCCTGCAGCAAAAACATAGCGAGGGCGGCATTGACGATGCGATCGCAGTCCCATTCCCGGTGGCTATCGAGGTAAGCCGCGATCGCAGCGGCAACCGGTGGCTTAACGTCTGCCACCATAGAAACAACTGGTTCATTCATGCCGTCACCTCAGCATGAATAGGCTTGTAGCCGTTGCAAGACAAGTGAGCTTGCCATAGCTGACGGTAGGGCACCGTGCACCGCTGGGCAGCACAGAACCGTCCCTCAACATCGCCATGGCCGCCATAGACGCAAGTAGGGCAGCCCCTACCAACCGCCATCGGTTGACGGCTGAGGGTATTGACAAAGTACTCATCAGCCTCTGCTAGGGAGCGGAATAAGCGGGTATAGCCGGTACACTCGAATTTGAACCGGTAGGCTGCTGATTTACGTCCCAAGGGGGCGAAATAGCCAAAGTAGCCATAATCAGCATACTTGTCTTGAATTTTGGCATAAATATACCCAGCCTCGCTGTCAGCCAGAATTTTCTGCACCAGGGTTTTAGTCAGTGCACGTTGAGCAGCCTGCACTTCCTGTGCGGCCAGGGCAGCGATCGCCTCAATGCAATCATCAGGTACGCCTTTGAAGGCGCGGTGGGTGGCCACTTGGGCCAGCTTTTCTGGTGTAAGGGTAATCATAAAAAACTCTCCACAACGGATTGAAACTTGGCGTCTAATGCCTCTAATGCCTCGTAGGACATCAGCGACAACTGACGCATGGGGGATGTACCCTGCAGGCGTTGGATAGCCTCGTCTTCGCTCACGCCGTCCTCAAGGACAATCGAGCGAATGGCCACCTTGTAGATGTAATCTTCGACCTTGGCGCGGTCTTGATTAAACAACTCCAGTGCCATATTAAAATTGCACTGGATTCTCGCCAAAAAAACGTCAATGCAGTCCACTGGCAGCCTCCAGGCGATCGCTAAAGGCAGCCTCATCTAACGCCTGTCCTAACATGGCTGGCACCATAACGTCGCCTACGCTAGAAAACCCTCCCACCCGGGTAGTGGGCAGTTTGCCTTTCCGGTGAAGTTGGGCCAAATTCGCTTTTAACTTTTGCTTGGCTAGTTGCTGAGCTGCGATGTAAGCGTCTTTCTCGCGATCGCTCATATCGGCGTATCGCTTGTAGCCACTAGGCACCGCTGAAGCCTTACGCTCCAACTCCTGGCGCACCAGTTGCTTAACGCTGCCCAGCAGTTGAGCTGGGGTCAAAAATGACTCAGCATAAGCCTTGCCAAATAGCTTAATAAGCTCATCCAATGAGCATTGGTGGCAATAATCAAACAATCGCTCCATGGCATCGTCATCAAGCCGGAACTTGTTGCCATGCCAAGTTTGCATTTCACCCATCAGGGATTCTAGCCCTTCCATGGTTAGCTGATCATCCATTGGTTCCCCCGTACTAGATGTTTATTTACACTAGCATCGCTTAGAGCAAATATGCAACAGCTAGGCTAAAAAATAGCGCCGCTCATCAGGCGATCGCGTTCTTGTCTTAAGAATGCGGCATAGTCAGCGGAGTCCTCCGGCCCTAGCTGGGTTGATAGCTGTTTGCCAGTACGGGTTTGCCAGTCCTCCGGCAATAGCACCGTCCGCCGTAGCTCCATCAGCAGCCCCGTAATCTCTACCTGCCCGTCGCGTTTTGCCTGGGGACGGGCGGATGACTGAAGGGCAGCGGTAGGCTGCGATCGCTTGTCGTCCAAGGCACTCTCCCATAACCGGCCAGACAAGAACCGACAGCAATGGGGAGCACCGTAAACCTTGCCTTTGGCTTTCATCATTCGCAGGGTAAGTTCAAACCATGCCTGAGCGCCCTCTAGAATCGTCTCTAAAGGCACTCCAGAGGCTACCAGGCTGTCCCATACCTTAATTGCTTCTGGGCGCTTCTGGGTAACCCAGACGTTGCTTTCAATCGCCTTCAGGTGATTGCGGTAGTCATTCCAGAATTTTGCGAAAGCTTCTGGATAGTGTTGGGCTTCGGTTTTGGTTTTGCCGCCGGCGGTAGATTTTTTTCTTGTCCGGGGTTTTGGTTGAGCCCCAGGTTTTTCTGCTTGGCTATCCAGAGGGGTAACGGTATCGGCTGCTTCCTGTTTAGCCGGTTCGGATAATTCGGGTTCTTTGATTTTTGAGATGGAGTCGCGATCGGGTAGCGCGTCAGCGCTACAAAGCGGTTCGATGTCCGGACACTCTATATAGCTTTCTAATAAGTTTTTATCGATCTCTGGATCTGGATCTGGATCTGGATCTGGATCTGCAGGGGACATTATAAACTTCTGTCCTACTGTCCCTGTGGTGTCCACCGTGGACAATGCTTCTGTAGCAGTAGTCAGTAATTCCCGTTGCTTTTCTCGGTAGCGCCGTTTTTTCTCTGCTTCCTGAGCGCGTTTAACCATATATCCGTCGCCTCTTTTGGCGATCGCTGGGCTGTAGATAATATGCTCTTCCCACAACTGACGATCTATAAGTCCTATTTCTGCCATAGTGTCAAGGATGCGGCAGGGGGTTCGATAGTCAGACATTTTCATGTCATCCGCGATGTCCTCCAGCCAAAGATGATCGACGGGTATCTGAAAATCGCCTTCTGCGGCATAGAGCTTTTCTAGCAGCACGCACCAGAAGCCATAAGCAACCCCTCCGTGAACGCGGAAAAGCTTACGGATTTTGCGATTACGGTGCATATCTGTGTCATGAGCAAACCATTTCATGGTAAAATTACCTCCATTGGTAATACTTTCGTAGGTGTTACTTTCGTGGGCCAAACTGGTGTCTATTGGCAATAAACAACAAAAAGGCGATCGCCGGTTATGCGATCGCCTTTTTCATTACGCTGCCCCGTCGTAGGTGGCCTTAATGGCCTTAAAGCCAGCCTCTATGTCCCTGAACGCCTTGGGCAGTAGATATTTCACGGCAAACTGGGGCGGATTTAGCCCCTCAATCTGAGCTGCTGTCCGGATCGTATCATAGCCCTCCCTAGAAAAGATCAAGGCTAGGTTAGGCTCGCCTGGCTTGCGGGTAATTGGCTTAAACGGCTTGCCGTCTGCCCCCACTTCAATCACCTTCTTTGCCGCTGCCACCAGGATTTTCTCCTGGTAGTTGATTGGCTTCATATTTCTGAGGGCGGCGGCGCCCATCACCACCCGGGTATAACGCCGGGGCAGCGCTATTCGTCTGTACTCAGCGGTCATCGTCATCACCTACGCTAATCTTCCGCCCCATTGTAGTGCAAATGTGCTAGGTTTCACAATTTTGCAATGGGGGTTTAGAATTGCGATAGACCGGGTGTTACTTGTAGGTAGTTGAAAATGGCTAATTCGAGAAAGAGTTACGTTACTAGCGAGGGCAATCGTAATTTTGCCCTGCTTATTGATGCGCTAAGAGCAAAGAGAAGTAATGAGCCTTGGGAAGGTTTCACCAAGTGGATTGGTGAACGTAGCGGCTTCCCATTGTCAAAAGACATTATCTACAGGGGTGGACGGTTGGCAAAAACGCCTGCCTGGATCGTGCTCGTGGCGCTATCCAGGATTCCAGAGTTTACATTTCTGGAGTCCACTATCCGCCCAACGGTAGATGATTTGGCGAGGGTACTGTTGGGCGAACTTGACGCCTACGGGCACACCATCAGAAAGGAAGCTAAGCGTTAGCGCTTGCTAGCTTGAAGGACGCGATCGCGCCTCCCGTCCACTTGCTCCGTTTCATCAGGGTACAAGCGCTCAATTAGCCTTATGTCATCTACCAATAGCTCGAAGCCTCCCCTGATCTCAATAGAGGTTAGGGGAATTATGTTCTTTAGGATACCGACGATCGCTAACAGGTTGCTGGCTAGGTGGGCGCCAGCGGTATGATTAGCAACCCATAGCCGTACCCTGTATCCAGAGACAGGATGGGGCAGGACACTGATTTCGCAACCTGCAGGGGCAAGGCTGCTGATGTTTTCTGCTATAAGGCTAGCGATCGCCGTTGCTGACGGCGGTGGTAGGAAGGCCATGGTTATATGACGTAAGTAAAAGTACTGATCAATTATGTTCTGATTCTGTTGTCTTTGCAGAATCATTGAGGAGTTTTTCGTTGACTAAAGCTTTGTTTTCGCACTCTATCATGTGATAAACGCCTGCTATCCATGCGTCGCGATGGCCATCGCCGTCAGTTATCCCGATCGCCTCAAACACCCGTCGGGCTCTTTCCAGCAAGTTCTCAGGAACGTTGATTTTGATTTCTACCAGTTTGCGCTTGCTGGTGGGCATCGCTTCTGCAGTAAAGGCCATCTGATTTTACTCCATCAAAGTGGTGCGCCTATTTTAGCGCTTTCTCCCCACTAAACCCCTAAGTAGGGGGTTGACAGGGAGAATACAACGGAACTACAGTACAGGAGTCCTAGAGCGTGGAAGTTCCACGAAGTTCCATGGAAGTAACCGTTACCTACACCTACACCGAGCTTAAAACCTTGCTGGCGCAGGGTTTGAGCCGTGGAAGTATTCCTACTTCCACGCTATCCCGGTGGATGGCAAAACTGGGCTATGAGCCTGGTCAGCCTGGCCGCCGGCGGGTGTGGGACCAAGAGGATGTCTTAGCGCTGATTTGCTATGGGCAGTGCATGGGTTGGGGTTACTCCCATCAAGAGGCGTTGGACTACACGCTCAGTCAGGTTGAAAAATATCGCAATCAGGAGAAAGCTAATGGCTCTCAATACCGACAAGCTCAATCAACCCCGCAAGCCGGGGGCGACTGCACCCAACTGTACCCAGTCGGGTCCGGGTCCCAGTGAGGCGGGCAGCCTTTCTATTTCTCACCCACTTCAGTTAGCGCTAAAAGAACAGCGGGACCATGCTGCAGGCATCCAAGAGGCCGCGATCGCAGCTATTGACCGGGTGGCCCATCAAAACGCTGAGTTCTTGGCCGCCGCGATGAGCGGACAGCTGATGTGGGGACGCACAGCGCAATTGCTGCAACAGCACATGGAAACGCTCCCAAAGTCCACGGCGGCAGTGGCCCTGGACCTCGAACCACTGCCCGCATTGTCTTGGCAGCCAAGCAAGGCAACTTTGAACCCTTCCTCCGGCTCATCGGTGGACTGCAAGGCTGAATGACTGTTTTGGGCGATCGCGTAGCGCCTCCGTTATGCGATCGCCTTTCTTAACCACCACTCAAAAGACCGAATTATGGAGAATCAGTGTACGGAGTTTGAATACACAAACGGCTCGTTTAGCGAGTGTTTATCCGCAACAGACATTGCCGAGCGCGGCTTACGTGATTGCGACACCCACGTTCAGATAGGCGGTCAAACCTACTGTGCTGGACAGGAACCACAGCAAGCTGAGGTTTTAGGTGTCCCCCAGGGCGCTAATACTCATGACACTGGGCTGATGGACCAACCGGTTTTGAGCCCAGGACTGCTTGCCGCTGGTACTGGTTTAACCCTAGTAGCCTTAGGCGTTATGACTCGCGGCAAGCAAAAGGAGGGTAAGCATGGAAACCGTTGATGTTAAAGCGATCACGTTGGCCAATCCACGGCAAAAGGCGGCGATCGCCCGCCATGCGTGGGAGGCATTGCCGCCCCAACGGCGGCGCCCTGACAACCTAGCTATCTTGGAAAGCGCCATCAGCCAGGACCCGGTAGGCTTCGTCCAATTGTGCCGCAATGAAGGGTTGCCGGTGATTGTTATTAACCACACCGAAAACCACTATCACGCCAGCGCTCCTACGGCCCAGGAAGGCGGTTTAACCGCCGCTGATGTCCTGGCTATTGTCCAGGCGGCGCAACGCCCCCAAGAGGCGTCTACGGGCGTCTCTGAAATGATGGCGCTAATGGCGCAACAACAGCAGCGCTCTGATGCGTTGTTGGCGGCCATGATGGCCCAGCACCAACGGCCCGAGCAGCCTACCCACATTGAGGTAAACCCCAATATCACTGTCAGCCAGACAGCGGGTGAAGGCGGTGGGGTGATGATTATTGCTGGGTTATTCTTCGGCGTCATCATTGCGGTGATTGCCGGTAGTTAATTGGGTTTGGAGGGTGCATGGGTATGGGTAATGCGATCGCCTTTTTCTTTTTCCTTGTTCTAGGCATTGGCACGGCCAAGCTTGCCCAATGGGAGAACGATCGCGAACGGATGGAATTGGTGGCCAGAACAGGTGGGGAGGGTTCACCTTGGCTGGCAAGCTCACCTATGACTACCGCTAGGGTTGAGGTAGAAGCACCTGTAGTGCGGGCGACTGCTACTAGGCAATTTTGGAATGAGCTAGATCATAAATATTCCAAAGAACAAATAGAAGCGATCGAGAGGGACCCGTGGATAGGCGTGGACCTACCTGCCACCGCCCCCGAGCCCACCCCCCTACATACGCCTGAAACCCTGGTGCAACCAGCATTACAACCGGTTGTAACAACTAGTTGTACAACCGGTGGAGCAACCGGTTGTGGTGAGCCAGAAATGCTGTCATTTACCGATTGGTTAGAGCAAAACAAATGCTTTTTTCCAGTCCCGTTACCGCCTGCTCAAGTTACTAGTTATCGCGATCGCAAAGCGTTGGTTAATGCGTCTGTTTGGGTGGAGCGGGCGATAACGGCAGGGGTTAGTCAAAACAAGATCGTCACCGTGGTGTTTGGTCAGTCCAAGGGGACTGAAAAGTACAACCGTATTGTTTCTTTGATAAAGGACGTCAAATCATGAGTTCACTCGGTCGTAACCCAGCAATCAGTAAAACTATCAACTACAGCGCCCTAGCGATCGCAGGGTTTCTGATGCTTGCCAATATCCACTACAGCGCTGTGGGTATCGGCGTCGTGGCCCGAATGGCGGCGACTGCTGACTTTACTCCGGTGGCTGCCCGGGGCGGCATGGAGGGACTGCTAGCAAGGTACGGGAGCGCTTTCGCTACTGATGCGATGTGTTTAATTATCTCCGGCATCGCCTTTCACCCCAAAGGTTTACCGACTGCCTTCGAGGAGATCAAGCGCATTAGCGGCGATGGCGCCGTTAGTCGTAGCTTGGGGACGGCGGTAACGGTGTTGATCGTGTTGGCGTTGGGCTATGGCGGGTTTAATGCCTATGCCTACAACCTGAGCACGTCGATGTTGGCCTTTGGGGTATCGTCCTTGTGGGCGATTAGTGCTTTCCCCGTCTGGCTCAATGTGGTTGGGCCAGAGGTGTTTTTCCATGGCACTCACCTCTACGGTCGCCTGCTATCTGGTAGTGGTGCTACCATGGCAGGCAGTTCTAGTGGAAACTATAGCCTCAAGCCATGACATTGATGCAAGTGCTGGCCGCCATCCAGGCGGCCTTTGAATGGTCAAAGCAAAGACCCCATAGCTTAGGCTATGGGGTCTTTTTAGTGATACTAGCGCAAATCCGCGCTGGGGATGTAATTATGCTTGCCGCTGGCCTTGCCGCGATCGCGGGGGGTGCAATTGGCACCTGGCGATCGTTTAAGGCTTAACCGCTAGCATTCCCTCCGGCGTGATAATTAACGGGATGTGCTCTTCTTCAACCATTAGGTTGAGGGCATTTAGCTGTGCCTCAGTGAAGCTATAAGCTTGGTGGTTCCAGAATGCTATCAAGGGCTCCGGGTCACCCATGGCGCCACCATTGCGCAAGGTTTGCAGGCGGCCCACCAAGACAGGGAATAACGGGTTAGCGGATAGGATAGCCAGAATACCGATGTCAGACACCAAGCGATCGCCTAGATTGCCCCAGTTGGGCACCACCGGCGGCGGTGGCAGCGGGGGCGGCTCCTGCCAAGTGTTGGTGGCATAGTCCCAATAGGCGGTATCGCTGAGCCGTGCTGGCTTGAACTGAATGGCGGTGCCGTCGTAGTAAACATCAACGGGGCTACCGTCCGGCCCTTCTAGCAATAGCCAACCATCGGGCGGTGTTATTGGATCACCGTAGTGCAGCCCAGTAATTGCATGGGTGCTGCTATCGACGTAGTACTGCTGCATTAGAACTCCCTCCATGCTCGGGTGATATAGCGCCCAATGCGGGCGGTGTCAATACTTGGGTTAGTCGTTTCGCTGCTTGGCCCGCCATTGCCACCGAAGGCGCCACCATAGCCACCGCCAGGGCTAGCGCCAAGGGTGCCAACCCTAGTGCCAGCGACTCCAGGCAGGACGCTAGCGGCTCCATTGAAGGTGATGGTCGGTGCTGTCAGCAGCACCCAGCCACCACCACCGCCACCGCCACCACCGGCATCGCGTCCGGCACTAGCTGCCCCATTGCCGCCCTTGGCACCCCGAGCGGAGACACAAAAATTACCTGATGATCCAGCATTGAAGACAACTGACGTGAGGCTAGACAATCGCACTAGCCCGCCGCTGCCGCCACCGCCGCCGGAGGCAGAACCAACCGCACCAACGCCAATAAACCCATTGGTGCCCGGGGTGCCATCTGCCGCGATCGCGGACCTTTCGCCTGCCAGTCCAGCTGCAGGGACAATCGTAATCGAGCCAACCGCTTCGATGATAAGCCCACCGCCACCGTCGCCGCCATTGCCTGCCCGTACTTCACCACTACTGCCGGTAATATAACCAGCGCTGCCACCGGTGCCAAAGGGGTGGAGTGTCCATGGGTAGGCGGTACCTGGGATGCCGTACTTGGGCTGGTTCGCATTGTCCACCTGGGTGGCGCCTGCACCAAACCCTGGCCTACCACCAAAAGCGGCGGAGGCCGCTGCCGAAAACTCCAAGTGGCCAGGTACACCACCGGGCGCTGCTGGCGTTACCAACAATTGCCCTTGGTTGATCAACACGTTGCCGGTGCAAAAAATATGGGCAAATTTGTTGATCGTCACGGTGTAGTTAGTCACCGTGAAATTGCGATAGAAATAAATGCCTTGGTCCAGGGTGGTGTCAGCGGTGGCTTCAAAGTCGGTGGTGCCATTCTGGCCACCATTGCCGCCAAATAGCTGCACCCGATCGCTAATACCCCAACTGCCAACGCCTGTCCGTTGCAAAAAGCCATTGCTATTGATGGCCGCGATCGCCGCTAGGTCGGCGTCGTAGCCTTGGACCGTATTGCCGATGGCTGCCGCCTGTAGGGCGGTATCAGCTAATGCCCCTTGGCTTTGGGAGGCAAAATAACGCCTTAGCTCTTGGTAGATAAGGGGAATATCCCCGAGGTTAAAGGGCATTGGTCACTCGACTCGTACTAACGACATAGAAGTTGGGCACGGTGCCGCCATAGACGTAGGTATCAACAACCCGATAGCCAACGCTTGCGCTGGTATAGGTGGCGGTATTGATGCGCTGGTTGGCAGTACCTTGGTCGAAGTAGGTATAGGCGATCGCCAAGTCAGGCGCGTTCAATACTGCCTGGGCATTGTTGGCGCCTAGTGTCGTGTTGAGGTTGCTCAGCCCCGTATTGATGCTGGTGATCGTACTCATCTGGGAGGCAATTAGCCTCACAAACTGGCCTTCGTCAAGGGACAAGGGCGCGATCACATCTACCTTGGAACCATCATCAAGGACGAGCTTTTTGAACCCGTTTTCTATCGTGTAGCTTGCTGTCATTACCAGTACCTAAAAACGTCAATTCCTGCATAGCTCGGGCTGTCAGTCGTTACCGGCAGGAGGTTGCCAACTGTCGGGGTGCCTTGGTTGAAGGTCAGCACCAGGAACCGGCGATCTCCGTCCTTCTCCAGCCCACAGGCCACAACCAACTGGTATGCCTTGTTACTGGCTAGCGCTGGCTTGTAGATGCTCAGCCCGGTTAGGGTGGCCGGTAGCACCTGAGGGTAGTTGGTGACGCCAGCGATCGCGGCGATCGTTAACCCTGGCCGTAGGCTAGCGCTACCGCCCTCGCCGCTGATGGTTGGTATTGCCTGGAAGGGCGTTGCCCTAGCGTAGAGGCCGCCCAGATTGATTTCAGCATCAAGGGCATGGTCCTGGACGGCGATCGCGTCAGTATTGCGGGGTAGTCGATAGGTGATGGCTTGGTTGGCCACATTGCCATCGGGTAGGGGTCTAGAGGGCGGGTTAAAGGTCGTCGCTCCGCCTAGGCTATGGGCCCAGTAACGCACCTCGCCATCAATGCGAGCGCCATTTAGGTAGCTAAAGTCTTTGGTGCCTGCATAGCCGGGGGAGCGTAGCTGGAATTGCCATTGCTCCGCCGCGGGTGGCGCGTGGTAGCACAGCACTGAGTAAGAGCCATTGTTGGTTAGCCCGGTGATGACTGCCTTGTCCTGCCTGCCTGTCGGCGCGCCAGGGCCACTAATCCAGGCGATTAGTCCACGGGCAGTATTTGGCATCGTCACAACGCCATTACTGGAGGCAGTAACCGTAAATTTGCGATAGATCCATTGAATGGCGGCATTGCGCTTGGCCATCACCACAATAAAGTTGCCGCTACTGGGTTCGGTGTAGGCGGTGATATCAGTCTCCCGCACGTCGCCTAGGGCTGTGCTATTGAGGTACACCTGCTCAATGTCGCCGCACACTGGTAGCCCGCTGCCAGCCGGGTACGCGATCGCTGGGATGACATAGAGCATATTGCCTACCGCTGGCGCTCCGGCATTGGTAGCTGTCCAGGTGAGGGCCCCGGTGCCACCGCCGCCAGTGAAGGTACCGGTCGGCGTCGTGCCGTCGCTAGCAACAATGGCATGGCCAGAATTAGCAAAGCTTGAGCCCGCCGGCGCATTGCTAGCAAAACTGACGGTCGCTACCGCTTTGCCGGTGCCATCATCGGTGGTGACCACAGGGACGGCGTAAACCGTCTGGGTGATTGCTTGGTTGGTGAAGGTAATGCGCTGTTCATTGGCAAGCATCAACGCGCCATTGGGCGATAGGGTAGCTACGCCTGGCGCTATCGTGTTGCCGCCTACTTGCCCGTTGACAAGGTTAAACACATAGCGTCGTTGTGCTTCGCTTTGGCGTAGCGGATCGCCGCGCATCAGGCGAATGACACTTTCCTCTAGCCTCGCATTCCAATCATTCCAGCCCTCTCCCACGTAGGTATAGGTTGGCTGCAGGTGGATGGATGCCTCCAATGACTCAAAGCTCGGCCACTGATAGCCGTCGATCGCTACCCCCTGCAGTCGCCATACCCGTAGCAGGCTAAGTGCCTCAACTTCTTTCACCTGGTAGGTGATGCTATTGGTCAGCGTCTCATCGCCGGTTAGAAACAATCGGCTATTGCCGTAGACCAGGGGGGCAGATTTTGATACCGTCAACTGGCCCGCGATCGCCGCCTTGATCTGGGCGGTGGTCATTTCCCCCTGGGATACCCAAATGCCATAGGCGCTACGCAGCCTTACCGTATTTTCCCGCGATACTGATTGCAGGATGTCGTTGCTGCGCCACTGGAACGATAGCGCTACGTCCGGGTCCTGGCTAACCCCTACCTGCACCGTCAGTAGCACTAGGTACAGGTAGTCATAGCGGTTGATGGCGGTGCCCGCTGTTAGGGGCGGTAGCGTCAGCGACTGGGCCGGGATGGTCGTCAACGGCGGGTTGTAGTGGCTAAATGGGCTGAGGGTAGGGATAGAAACCGTCTGGCCATTGCAGGTGAAGGTAGGACGCTTGAGTAACCCGGCAGGCGATCGCGCTTGTCGCTGGGCAACGATATGGCTCCTCAGCAATTCTTCGGTGCTCGCTAGCTCCTCAGCGGTCGGCACCCGGGTATCGACGTCAGATTGTTGCCCCAGCCAAAGGATGGCTAAATCCCGAGGCGATCGGTGGACGTTAAGAGTCATGGGTTAAGTGGTCCATAAAACGTTGGGCAATAATGCGGCGATCGTAGGGTGCAGCTAATTCGCGGCAATGGTCGTAGTCAAGGCGATGGGAGATGCCATCATAGTCGGCGCCGGTCACCCGGGAGATAGCATCTGACAAGCGCTTAGGGTCGTGCTCCACTAGGTAGGGGGGCTTATCGAGCGAAGCTTGCCTTAATATTTCCTCCGGCCCGCCACTGCCTGCGATCGCGATTGGCGTACATCCATTGGCCCAAGCTTCAACCATGGCTCGCCCGAAGGGTTCTGCTTGGCTTGGTACGATCACGCATTTTGATTGGCGGTATAGCCGTAAGACTTGCCAATGGCTTAGTTTACCGGTGAATTTGACGTGGTAGGTAAGCTGGTAGTTTCTCACCATTTGCTGGAAGTCCTCGACGATGGGGCCAGCGATCGTCAGGTGGTTTAGCCCGTGTTGAAATTTCAAGGCTTTTAGTAGCAGTGGTATGCCCTTGCTACGACATACCCGACCAACATAAAGTAGTCGATGCCGGATGTGGGGGCGCATCCAGGATGGTATATGCACAGGGTCCGGCAGTACCGTAACAGGGTAATCTTTCCAGGCTCTAGCAACAAAATGGCTGCTAGCGAATAGGTGGCCAATGCCTTCAATAGGTGGTCGGTCGGTTAGGTGGTATACGTCCCGCCGCACCCAGGCAATCCGCCGGGCTGGGTCTACCTTGGGCAGCCACTTGATGTTATCCAGGCAGTCAACGGCGTAATAGTCTGCCTCAGCTTTCAGGTTTCTGGTGCAGAACGCCTTGACGCCAATTGCTTTTAAGCCCCTAACAAGTTCCTGGGTGGAGATGTGCCGCCCCGCCACCCGCCGATCTGACGGAGGGCGTAGGAATGCTATACGGCATACCATGACGTGCTGCCAGTGCCAGAAACGTAGAGGGTTGCCGCCGTTGAATTGCCGTACACGTCCACTGAGAAATTTACTAGGAACTGACTTGGGTGGTCGGCAACAACCGTTCCATCAGGGTTGCTGGTGCTATTGCGGCGGATGGTGCTAGCGGTAGCGACCACCCAGCTGCTGCTAGCGGTGCCACTGGCCACCCAAAGCACTTCCCGGGCTCCCTGGGTATCAGACGGGCTAGTGGTTCGTTGGAGGTAGAGGGCATTGACCGCTGATGGCGTGATGCTGTTCAGCGGTGATGTGGTGCCAATGCCCTGCACCCCGCCGCCAGAGAACGACACCGTTAGGTTGCCTGTCAAAATGCCATTGCTGGCCACATGGGTCACCGCTAGGGTCCGATCGCTGCCATTGTCGGTGTTGCCAGTGACAATATAGTAAGCGTACCGGCTAGGGTCCGCCTCGCTGACTAGCAATAACGCTGTGCCAGGGATGATCAGATCGAGCAGGACCGCTACGTTTTTGGTGTTGCGATCGCTCTCGTTGATAAAGACTTGAGTGGCACTGGCGGAGGCGGCATTATTGAGCCGCACCTGCCCCGCCGATGGCCCGCTGCTGGTGCTATCGCTAAAGGTGTATTTAAAGCTAAAGCCACCGCCGCTAACTGCCTGACTACGGATGAAACTCATTCTTCCCTCCAGGTAACGTAACCGGTCAATGATCCGCTCGACGGTAGGTTGATCACAAAGCTGCGGTCTACCGGTAGCCCCAGCGGTGGGCTAAAGTCGCCTGCATAGTCATAGGCGGCGATCGCGCTGGTTAGGTTCACCTGCCCCTGGCCGGAGGTGCCGGACCTAAGGGCAAAGCTAGTTAGCGTCGTCGCATTGCTGAGCACCAAGTTATAAATCCGCAGTGCCTTGCCAGCGGTGGGAGAGATGATCGTCTGGTCCCCTGATACCGCTGATAGGTTGATGGCAGTCATGGTCACCGGCTGGCTTAGCTGGTCGCTAGCCACCACCACCGATAGGCTATTGGCGCTTGTCTTTTGCCCCAAAGTAGCCGGAAAGGCGCCCAGGAGCGTCGCTAATTGGTCGCTGGATAAAACTACCGGAAAGCTATTGGCGCTTGTCTTGATGCCCAGCGACGTTGGCAGGATTGTCAACAGCGTGGTGATACGCTGGGCGATGCGTTGTAGCCTGCCATTGAGGCCAGCGCTAGCGGTATCGGTGTTGGGGGCCGTCTCCGTCAATATCCCGAGCCGGTCCACGATGGTTTGCGGGCTAGGGGCCGGGTCTAGGTTGCTATTAGCCGCCCTGGACTCGTAGTAGATCGTATTGCCGATGCCGTCTCGGACGGGGATATTAGCCATGGTTAAGCGTATAGGGTAAAGGAATGTAGCGGCTCTTCAAAGTCCAGCCACAGGTTAATGAAGGCGCCTGATAGCGAGTACTGCACCAGGACAAGAAAGCCCATATTTACATCAGGCGGGATGGGTAGGTTCACCTGCCTAAAGTGGATTGTTTGCTGCACCGGGAACTGGGTATTGAGCGCGATCGCGTCGGTGCCGCCTACCAATTGCCAACTGCCTGCCACTGGCACCAACCATTCATCGGGTGAGCTTGGCAAACTCCACCCCAAAGCTGCTCCATACTGGGGTGCCTCGTAGCCTAGCAATAGCTCTAGCTGCCGGATCGTTTCGCCCGTCGTTGTCTTGGGTAGCAAAAATTCCAGCATCAAAAAGCGATCGCCCTCGGGGTCATCAAGCGGCGTCGGCGATCGCGCGAGCAAGTCCGCATCGGTCCACCATTGGGCGACCGGTTCAAGGGTGGCAAAGGGTTGCTGGATGCGTGGCACCGGCACTTGGCTATTGCCTAGTTGTAATTGCCATGGCCCCTTGCCGGTCATTTGATCAACCGAGTCACCCGGGAAGGCAACGGTAGGCGGGGCGGGTAGGTTCACCAGCAAGCGATCGCAGGTGTCAGGGTCCCCCAGGTAGAAAAATGGCTGGCCAGGCTGCTGGGCATAGGTGAGGCTGCGCCATATCTCACTCATCCGTAGGCTTTGATCATTCCAATTGGCTTGGCAGATAAAGCCCAGCACATTGCGCGATACGTCGCTAGATAGTACCGAAATTGGCACTAGGTCGATGGGCGTAATATCGACGGGCAATAGGTAGGAGGCGGTGCTAAGGTTGGGCGCGTCGTAGCTGATGGCGGCAGGGAGGCTATAGCTACCAAGTTCAACAAAGGCGCGTTCTTCAAAAATTTGGGTAAAGTTGACAAGCCGTAGCTCGTTGGCAAAGGCGGGCCGCTGCCAAAATGGCTTTAGCAGGTCGGTCGTCACCGGGAAGCGGGTGTAATAATCCCAGGGTGGCAGGGCAACGGTCCTTAACCCCTGGGTGGTTAACGATGCCTTGCTGTTGATGCCATTGGCAATCCATTTGGTAAATAGGTCCGCTAACCACCACCATTCGACGGTGGTCCAATGGCTGGCAGTATTGACCGTTAGCGATAGCTGGCCGTATTCGCCACTAGCGAAGTTAGTTTCTAGTCGAATATTGGCCGCCGGCAGTCCGCTGAAGGTGGTTAGCGATAGCTGGAGTCCTTGGCGGGTATTGCGAGATTGGCTAAATTCAAAGCGGTAGCGGGTCCGGGCTTGGGCGTCGCTCTCAGCACTACGGCGGTTTAGCCCTAGCCCTAGCAGGTGTAGCGATAGCCAAAAGCCTTCTGAGGTTTGTGGTATTGCCATCGATCGCGCTGAGTCGATGGATTCCCGTGCCCCTGCGATCGCGCCACACAATGCCCATACCACTGGGTATAGGGGTCCCTGTCGCTGGTGCAATTGCCGAAACCAGGTGGGCGGTAGGTGCCGCTCAAATTCCTGGAAGGCGTCTAGTTGGTAGGCAGGGTTAACGGGGGTGGCCATAAAAATGGGCTCCGCCAATGGCAGAACCCGAAGGAGATAAGGAGCGCAATCTATTGCCTATTTTAACGGGGTTCGCGGTGGTTAACTTTTCCCGCCAGGTTAACGCAGCTTTGCGACCGTGTCCCAATAGTGATCCCGCGCAGCGTCAGCTTTCTCGGACGGCAATAGCTCGTCATCATCGTTAATAATTTCGTTGTCTCTAATTTCTTTGGAGGGAGACAATATTGCGCCGATTTTGCGAGCCGATGGAGTCATGGCAGCCTGGATAGTTGTCAAATTTTGCTTGGCGTCATCAACGGTGTCATGGTCGAAGAATTCGTCAGGCATGCGATCGCCCATATCCCGAATTTTTTTAAGCTCTTTACTTATTGCCGGATAATTTTCTAAAACATTGTCGGCAAGCTTGATACTCAGCTCATATTTGCGTCGTTCTTTTGGATCGGTTTCGCTTGTCATATCCTGCTCCATTTCCTTGCGCAAGCTTTTAAGCTCGCTTTTGTTGTACTCTTGGACGTACTCTAGGGCCAAAGATTTAGAGTTGTGCAGCTCTTCAAGTCCGGCGGCAGACTGGCTAATTAAGTCAAAGATTGGCTTGAAGTGTGGCTGTTCGGGCGGGACGTTAGCCTCAAGTATTCCCGGCACTTTGTCTAATAAATCCCATATTTCGTGGGACTCGTTAACGCCGAATTGGCCGAATAAATTGACGATGTGCTGTGCCTTGGCTTCCCTTTGCTTTAGATCCTTGTCGGACGCTTCTTCCGGGTCGATGAGTTCTAAGAATGTTTCTGGGCTCTTTAGCTGTTTCAGAAATTGGACGAATTGGGCTGACTCAGGGGAAGCTGTGTTGAGCAATGCTTCTGACGCGATCGCTGCCAATGGATCGTTTTGACTAGGCGCTATGCCATGGGTTTGGGCAACCTGCTGATGCAAGGCATGGAGGCTTTCTATGGTAGGCACTGACTGCTGTGGTTGTGCTGGCTGCTGCGCCTGTGCTGGCTGCTGCGCCTGTGCTGGCTGTTGCTGAGCCGGTCCAGGCTTGTCGGCTAGGTGCCACCGTCCGCCCTGCAATACTTCCTGGTGGCCCGCTTGGTTAGTGCGGGTTTCACCCTCTTGGTGCTGGGCGTCAAATAGTCCTAGTTGTCCTGGGGCAGGCGATCGCTTGCCCGCTTTTCTCAGGACGATGCCGCTAGTGGTCACCACCGGGACGTAAGGCACTCCGGCAAGGGTATAAATTTTCATGGCTTAACCTCGTCTGATAACTTGCACCGATGCCACCCGAATGATGAAGCCGCGCTCCACTGTCACGTTGGTGGCAGGGGAGATAAGCAGTATGCCACCGGCACCGGGGACACCCCCCAGGGCACCATAGAGCGCTTCTACCTCTAAGGTTTGGCCCATTCGCAGGGTGCCAACGTAACTGTTGACCGCGGCGGCCAGGGCGGCCTCCACGGTGCTGGCGGTGTAGCCGGGTTCCAGGGCATAGGACAGGACGAACGCCACCCGGCTGGTGGTGGGGACAATCACATCAACGCCAACCCCTGCCGCCACCCACTTGGTCTCTAGCTCCTGTACCGCCTGCCATACCACCCCCGCGTAGATCACCATTTCCAGGCTATTCAGGTTGCCGCCATTGCCCCGGGCATAGAGGCGGTTATTGCTGGTGTCATAAAACCATCGGTAATTGCCCTGGGAGACGGTCACCGCCGAGTCAGACGGGTTCCATAGTTCTCTGCCGTCCGTGGCTTGGCTAACTACACCGAAGCGCTTGCAGGGCCAACCCACCTCAATTAACCCCTGGGGCGTCTGGCTAGTCACGACATAGTAGGTGCCGGGTAGGTCCGTCGCCTGCCAGGTGCCCGGGCGGAATAGGTCGCCGCCACTGGCGTCCGCTAGCACCCCTCGCACGTAGCCGGGTAGGTCCGATCTCCGCTCGGTGATAAAGCTTACCACTGACGGGAATAACGCGGGCTGGCCCAGGATTGCCGCCTCGGTCGCTGGTATCGTCGCCCGGTGCAACATTGCTAAATGCTGGGGCACCCTGGCTTTAATGGACGCATCTGCCTCCGGGTCGGCACCACCCACCGCCGGGTCCAGGTTCACCACGTTGTCAATGCCTACAATCGGCGATCGCAGCGCGTTGATGCTGCCCCCAACCACATTGCCAATCGTCCCCGGCTGGCTGCAGGTGCAAACCACCAGGACAGAACTTTGAGCGATCGCCAGGGTTGCTGAGGAGTTGGTGGTAAAGACAATACCACCACTGGTTTGTACCGCTGTCCCCGCTGGGATAGTGACTGCGGTTGTTGTCGCCCCGTAGCGTTCAAAGCGCACCGCCGCCACCGCCGCGATACCGGCATTGGCGCTCATCCCGAAGCCTGTCACCAATTGCCTGAGCCATTGCCCCTCACTGGTGGCTAGAATGCTCATCCGCAGCACGTGAGAGAGAAACCCATACAACCCCTCCATTGATAGGCTGAAGGCTACCAGGAGGCGCTTAAATAGCTTGCCGGTAAAGTTGGCCCGCCATTGGGGTGGCAGGAAGGATAGCATCTGGTCCAATACTTCCTGCCAGGTAAGAAACCGTACATTATCAGCCATAGCTATCCCATGAGTTGAAGGGCGATCGGTCCGAACTGAAACGCAGCACCGCTAAAGCCAAATACCTCTAGCAACCCATAAACGTAGATAGCATTAGGCGTCTGGAAGCTATAGTCGGTCTCTAGTTGCCGCACCCTAAAGCGGGTCCTAAAGCTAGGGTGCTGTAGCGCATTGAGGGCCGCTAGTCGGGCCATCCCCAGGCTTACCCGTGGGTCAAAGTTAGTGCCAATTAACCCCCAGTCAATGCCGTAGGTTGGGTCATCGACAAAGCTACCCTTGGGCGTCATAAATAGCCGCTCAATCTCCTCCCGCAGGCTCAGTACCCCCACCCGGTAGGCTAGGTCCGTCTCCGTGCTACTGGCGATCGCATCGGTTAGCCCGGGCGATGCGTCAAAGGCAATGTCGCTGCCAAAGATCGACTCAATTACATCAGCCATCGACGGGTAGCTCCGGTAGGGTTAGCAACTGGCCAGGGGTGACAATGTACGGATAGCTAAGCCCATTCGCTGCCGCGATCGCATTCCATTGGTCGGGCGAACCGTACACCTTAGCCGCGATCGTGGGGAGCGTTTCAAAGGTGCCTACCTCGTACTGGCGTACACCCTGACGGGTGGGGCCAACGGTGGGCGAGATCGGTAGGTTGATGCCTTCATCAAGGGCGACTAGCTGCATGGTTAGCTGGTTCACGGCAGCCCGCTGCAGGGGTGTATCGGCCATCAAGGCTTCTGGGGAATATTCGCTGGGGAGGAGGAGGGGCATTAGATTTTGACTCCTAAAATGCTAAGCGTCTGCACCGCCGCTGATAGCCCATCCACCGCCGCCGGCGACCATGGCCCCACCTGCACTCCCGTCTGGCTCAGTATCGCCTGCACCGAAGGCGGCAGGGCCGGGTAAACATTCTTTAGTTGCTCAGTCATATTTTGGGTAACCTGAACACCTGAAAATTCAGAGCGCCAGTACAGTCGTTGCCCTAGCTCAGGGTCGTAGGCGCTCCAGCCCTGCTCCATGGCATTGGCCAGCATCTGGGTTTCCCCTAGTCCAACGGAGTCCATTACCGTATTGATCAACGGCGTGACGATCGCGCCTACATTGCCAGGCAATAAACCCAGGGTAGTTCGGATCAACGCTACCTGGGCAGCGGGGTTCAGGGGGAAGTCGGTACTTTTCTTAAGCGACTCTTCTACCATCTTGGCCTTATCGACGGCGGCTAATTTAGGCGTCGCGACACTGCCATCAGTCCAATCTTCGAGCGGCTGTACCTCAGTGCCTTCAGCCAGGGGTTGATCCACCTGCCAAAATTCATCGCGCAGGATCTTGCAGCGAAAGTTGAACCGAATGCGGTACGGATCCTGCACCGATTCATCCCAGGCAAAGTTAAGGATTTCAATGCGATAGCACCGGGGCACAAAGCGACTACCCTTAAGGGTTTTGGCGATAGTGCTCTTGTATCGTCGCTTTAGGTCTACTGTCTTTTGTAATTGCGCCTGGGTTAGCCCGGGGTTGGTGGGCGGTATCGGGTCAGTCCCCTGGGGGAGCCCTGCACCAATGCCGCCCTCCGTCCATGGGTTACCGGGCGCCGCGCCGTCAAACCAGAGGGTATCCTCATCGGTCATATCCATGAAGTAGGTATCCGCTGGGCTACCGTCCTCCTTGGGCGTACCGTGATTGCGCCATATCCATTCCAGCTTTTGTAACTCCTGGCGGTAGCCCGCACCGGTGTCACACTCAATCGTCAGGTCCGGCAGCATTAACCCATTACGCTGCGGGTCCTCAGAGTACAGAATTTCTCTGAAATAGCCGCCTAGGGTGTCAACCACTGAACCCTTGTTTTGCTGCTGCACACGGATCGCCTGAGGGTTTACGCGAAAGTAAACGTCCTTGGTTTCCTTGCCAACGTGCCGGAAAAAGATATGGTTTGCCCTGGCATAACGGGCGCGATCGCTCTTATTCACTCAGCTAACCCTTGCTCCCTAGCTACCTTGATCGCCTGGATTTTCAGAAAGCTATACAGCGACATGCTGACGGTGGCGATCTCGTCCGGGCTGATGCCATCGAGCACTGCCTTTAGGTAAGGCTCACCATGGCGTAACCCCGTCGCGATCGCGGGGCTGTCGTTGGCTAGGTCCTTGAGTAATTGCAGCAGGTAACCCTTCAGCAACTTACCTTTGAGCCCTAGCGCGTCATAGCGGGCGGAGGTAACACCAACGATGTCGCTTGCCTTGTCGGCAAAGCTGACGGCGGTGCGGCTAGACGCGATCGCGCTACGGACGCCATCCGCGATCGCGCCTCTAACTTTATCGGTATCAATGGCTTCACGTAGGACGCCAACTAAGAATGCTTTGAACATGGGACACCTCAGCTATAGTGGGGGCGGCACGATTGAAAAAGAGGACAGCCTGGCGGGGACGCTGGGCTTTTTTGTTGGTTGGGATTCGTCATCTGATTTTTGCTATGCAGTTGTAAATATGCTTGACAGTATCGAAAAGTGTTGATAAAGTGATAGATGTTGAGCTATTGGAACTTATGAAGCTGTTTGAAGATTTTTATGACGCTAGGCAAGCGATGGAATCGGCCCACCAAATCATGGCCAGCGACGAAAAGACGGAGAAGGAGAAACTTGACGCTATGCTGCTAGCCTTTGCGGCGGAGCGCTCCATAGAGTTACTTGATCAGAAGGATGGGGTCAACTACACCGATCCAGATCCCGAGTTTTGGCAAAGGCGCTATGAAGTAGTCAAAGCATTTCGCGATGCTTATAACGAAGCATCACGCCGGGCTAACGAAGCATCACGCCGGGCGTTCCTGGCTTCAATGGAGAGCAGCTTTGATGAGCTGCCTGGGGATTTGAAAAAGTCTATGAATGCCTCTTTTAATCCCGTCCATGGGTGGAGTTTTATCACTGAGTATTAAAAACAGTCGCTTGACTACACGCCCTCCCCTTGGAGGGCTTTTTATTGCCTACTGGTTAGAACCCGTCAGCCGATCGCCGCGACTATCTGGCGCACCAATCACCGCGATTTCCTTGCCGTTGATCACCTGCCCTGCCTCAGTAAAGCTGGTCTGGCCATTGACGGTAATGGTAGGCGTATTGATTACTAAGGCACTGCCGTCCAGAGTAATGGTGCCATCGGCGGCTAGGGTAATTTGAGCGGCGGGGTTACCCACCGGGCCAGTACTTAGCACCCAGCTACCATCGCCTAGCGATCGCGCCCAGGCGCCGGAGGGTAGCAATAGGTCAAAGCGGTCCTCGATGGATTCGCCCTGCTCCTCAGCCGCGATCGCCGGTCCTGCGGTGCCTACAATGCCTTTGGCAAAGCCCGTCACCACCGCAGCACCGTCTAGGTACTCCACCTTAGCCAGGTCGCCCTGTTGCACCGGGAAGGTTACCCCCCAGCGTGGCCCCTGGTCGCTACTGCCCCAGGCGCCCGGGTCAACCGGTTGGGTAAGCTGCAATGGCACGCGCTTTTGGTCCTGCCAGTTGCCACCCCAGGCTAGGATAGGCACATCGTAAATGATTCCTGACTGATGCTGACTAGCAGGCGCTAGCACACAGGTCTGAGCGATCGGGTCATAGGTTAGCACCCGATACCAGCGACTAAGCTCCATTACCGCTCTGCACTCCAGGTATCAACTTGAACCTTCATGCCCTTGGGAAACTCCATGGCGTCATTGGTGGTAAAGCTCTTGTCTTCCACAATCAGGCGGTTGGTGGGTTGCACCGTCAACCTGCCATTGTCTAGCTTCACAAAGACAAATTCCTTAGCCTGTTCGGGGTAGGCGGAGAAGCCGTCATTAACCGGTGCGGCGGTGAATAGGTACTCCCCTAGGTAGGGCTGCCCATTCGCGATCGCCTTTATCCTGAGCCCGTGCAGGTAGCTATACTCCAGCGTCGTGAATTGCTGGCCGTAGCAATTCCAGGTTTGGGCGTCCTTCGGTCCCCAGGGCGGTGGCGACTCATTGAACGCGATCGCGTGGGTGGGTAGGTTGCGAAAAATGGCACCATTCTCTAGCAGCACTGTACAGCCCCACACCCGATCTGGATAGGACACTAGCCCAAACCATAGCGCTGGGATAAACCCGCCGCTGTGCTGGCAAAAGCTAGCATCAACGTAGCAGTAGAGGTGCCGTGGCAGCTCGCCAACGAGGGTAAACATTAACTGATTTTTGCTATAGGGTTGTAGACATGCTTGACAGTATCGGAAGGTGTTGATAAAGTGATAGATGTCGAGTCACATTGAGGTTAGAGCCATGGTTGAAGTAATTGTTTGGGATGATCGGGAAGACGAGCGCACGATTCTCAATAGAGCTAAGGCGGGAATGACTGCATTTGGTTGTCGCGCATATATTGAAGGGTCGTTGCAGGTAACCAGTGATCCTACGGAATACTGCTCGGGGGCTGGGTACAACGACTACAACACCCCTGTTCAGTTCTCACTTCGGACTAAAAGATCCGAGTGGGGAGCCAAGCGGATGGCGGTTTTTCAGGGCGTTTCGTTGTTTCATATCACTAATAGCGGCAGCGTTGAGGATTGGACATCTGACGTGACAGAAAAACTAGGTTTTAACCGGCCTACTTTAGCTGTTAGCTCTGGCACTGATGCTGGAGTCACCATATTTGTTGGCCGTCAAATTGACGCTTTTGCTAGTCGAATTGTTCAAAACGAGCTAGCGGCCAGAGCTCTTCGCCAAGAAGACGAAATCTATGACGGAACTATTGAATGGTGCCCCGATTACGAAAAGCTTGCCGCTGAAGTGCGAGAGCTAGTTCCTGCCTAGCCTACACACATCATTCGTCCGCTACCCCGGCCTCTTGGCTGGGGTATTTTTATGTCTTACACTCTTCCGGCAAATACTCCTGAATCAGCGCGTTATACTCTTCCGCCCCGCCGATCGCTTCCATCTTGTTGCCCTTGCGGTTGTACCAATAATAAAAGTCAGGCTCAATGGGACTGATAAAGTCTTCTAGCTCCTCATCGGTTGAGACCGGCCCGGAGGCGCGTTCTGGGTTTACCTCGCCCTCGCCGCCCAACTGGTCCCGGTCTTCGGTTAGCCCGGCGCCTAGGTAACGATTGCGGCGATCGCGCAAACATTCTAGCTGAGTTGTCCAGCTGCCACTGGCTAGTTCGATGCTATGGCTGCGGCTAAGGATTAGGTACTGCCCTGGCACCGCCTCGGGGTTATGCCAGTTCTCTGTCACCTCCACACAGGTATTAATGCGCCAGCCAGGTTCACCCCGCACCGATAGGGTGCAACGCTGCACCGGGCGATCGTACCAGCGGATGACTTCGAGGGCGATCAGGTCCATAAACGTACTGGCCCGTCCGTCTCGCTCTATGTCAATATCTTTGTTGCCGCTATTGACAAGCCTGGCGGGGATGGCAATTTCCATCTTGCGTGGCCCGCCATACTGCTTGATACTCCCCATGTTGTAGCATTGGCCCGCATCCATGGCCGTGTCGCCAGCGGAGGCGCCCATCTGCCCCTGGAGGGTACAACGAACATAGTTAGCAATGCGATCGCAGGATAGCCTATCCGCCCAGGCGATAATGCTAGACGATGGACACTGGACAAAGGGTAGGTCCTCCCAATTGCGCAGCGGGCGATCGCTCCATTTCAGGTATTCCGAATCCAGTACTGTCTGACACTTGCCGGAGTAGGGTAGCTTTTCCCACACGATCGCGCCGGTATGGTCAACGAACATTTGAAAGATGCCGTTGACGGTTAGGTACTGAAGCGCACTCCAGGCGCTGCCCTCGTTGGCAATCCTAGCGAATACGTCCGGCGGGATCGGGATCGGTCGGGTTCTAGCCTCCCAGCCAGTTTCACCTTGCCCGTCAGCCGGGTCAAACCAGAATTGTTCTACCCAGTGGCGTAGGATGCCGTAGTAGATAGGCACGACGGTATTAACGTCAACGGTCTGGAACCGTACCTCTAGCGATCGCCCCAGGGAGGTGGGCGCATTGGTGTCGGTGAGCACCTGAGCATTGCGGTAGATGGCGCCGTAGGACTCACCCGAGAGGGTTAGGGTCGTCTCCGTTCCGCCGCCCATTACCGCCGAGGAGCGCCCGTAGGCGCTAGTAATGCCGCGCATCAGTAGGTAGGGCGCTTTGTCTAGATAGTCCTCCCAGTCGGGCTCAGGAGGTGGTTTAGGCTGCCCGTCGGCGGGCGCGTAGGCGGGACTTAGGTTAGAGCCACTGCCATCAGCGGTCTGGAATACTACCGGGTTATTCTCCGGGTCCTGGGGGACAAATGCTTCTACGTTGGTCAACGGGTCCTGGTTGCGGGAGGCATAGACTTCGATCACCATGCCCGGGTGGATGCGCTTTAGTAACGTCTCATTGTCAAGCCGTGCCCGCATTTTCAAGTTCCAGCTACCGGCAGGGCTTTCGACGCTTAAGGTATCGTTGTAGCTAAGCAAGTCTTTGAACTCGCCAAAGTCCACCACGGTCTCCCCGGTGCGGGTCATGATGCGCAGGTCAAAGCGCACCGTGGACTCATGGCCGGAAGTAATGCCCATGCCAGCGGGCGCGTAAACGCCAACGGTTCTAACCATGACTCACCCGTCGATCGCGTACCACCTCAAACAAGGGTCGTAGCTGAGCGCAGATAAGTTGCTCCGCGTCGCTGGCGGCCAGCCGGTTCTCCTGCCAACGGGTTACCCAGCAGGTAATATCCCAATTAGCCTGATATAGGCTAAGGCTTTGGCCGTTGGGATGACGCAACTCCAGCGGCAGCATGGCGCGGATAAAGTCGCGGTTGTCCATGTACCACTGACAGGCGCGATCGATGCGGGATTTATCCATGGGAACCAGCTCTATTCATAATCGAGTCGAAGGCGGCATCATCTCGTGCCAAGGTTCTTGCTACCTTCCTGGCGGTTGGGCTTGTTCCAAGCGAATAAAGTTTTTGTAGCGCGATCGCCTCCTGCTTAGAGTCTGCATCAAAAAAGTTTTCGGGCAGCTTTTCATGAAAAGACTCCATCTGACTACTGGCTTTTTCGATGGCTGGCAGTGCATTGATGACGCTATCCAGCAAGCCAAGGGCAAGCTCTGCTTTGCGTTTAGACGCTTGATCGGTTGCGGAGTTCAGATCGCCTGCAAAATCCTTCCTAAGGGCTTGGAGTGATGGCTTGTCTTCATAAACATAGCCCCAAGCTTCCTCAAGCGGGTTGATGCCGTGCTGGCTAAGTTCGGAAAAGTTTTGAGCGGCACCGGCTACGGCATCGTAAACGGCTTTTGCATAAACGTCTTTTGGAGGTGGGTTTTTACCTCCAAATACTTCAGCAAGATCGTCAGGTGTGCAAATGTCTTCTATGCTTTGAACGCCAAAGCTGTCATAGGCTTTAACAGCAGACTCCCATTCTTTTGCTTGTTGCCTGCAGGAACTAGCGGGCCACTCGGTAAGCAACTCAACTAACGTATCCGGGTCGCCAGACTGCTTGAGAAAGTTTACAAATTGCCCAGCTTCCGGGGAGGCGCTGTTAAGTACCGCCTTGGGGTCAATTCCCGCTAAGGGGTCTTGTTGCTCGCCTTGAGTACCTTGGGAGACTTGTTGGTGCAGGGCATGGAGCCCTTCCATCGTCGGCGCTTGTTGCTGCACCTGTGGTTGAGTTTGCTGTGCCTGTGGTTGAGCTTGGGCGGCGGGCGTAGCGGGTGCTGTAGGCGTCGCTCCCTGGCTTCCAGCGAGGTGCCACCGTCCGCCCTGCAATACCTCCTGGTGGCCCGCTTGGTTGGTGCGGGTCTCACCTTCTTGGTGCTGAGCGTCAAATAGTCCTAACTGTCCTGGGGCAGGCGATCGCCTGCCCGCTTTCCTTAAGACAATGCCGCTAGCGGTCACTGCCGGGACGTAGGGCACCCCGGCAAGGGTATAAATTTTCATAATTACCTAACCCCAGGGTAGTCCCACCGAGCGCGGCTGCCCCGGCAGTCGATATGGAAAAACCCATTACCCCGGGCAAGCCCGCCCTGGCCGCCCCACCAATGGTCCAGCTCGTTATAAACATCTACCGGAGGCAGCCCAGGGATATTAAAATCCACCGCATGGCCCTTCATGTGGGTAGAAAAGCGAGCGCCCCCCACGCGGGCATTAGTGCCTGGGTCCCGATACCAGGAGTTGATTTTAATGGGCCGCTTAAACCGCTCCCTAATGTCTTGCATCACCTCTGCTACCCGAATGATGCCGTACACCACAGAGGCATTTTCAGGGTGGCGGTAGCTACCGTCAGGGCGCATATGGAGTGCTTCCCCCCAGGTGAAGTTAGGCGCCTTGGTCGAGATTGACTGAGTGCTGGAGCAGTCGTTCTCAAACCCTGGCAAAATAATTCGATGGCCGTCCCGGCGAGTTGGGGGCTCATCTTTGGGGTCATTGCCTGAGCCAAACCCTGATGGATCGCTAGCGTGTCCCGCGAATGCCCACCAAGTATTCCTGCCTGATGGGTGCAGGTTCACTAGGTCGAACCGCTTCGGGTCGATGGTGAAATGCACATGACCGTGCAATAGCTGATAGGCCAACAATGGGAACGATCGCCCCTTGCTGACATTCACTACCGCTGCCTTATCGTAGGCGATCGCTTGGTCCGGCCCTGGCTTCAGGACCGTGTTCTCAGTAATTTCAAGGACTAGCATTTATGCTCCTAGGTCAATGCCGATAGATTTCATGCCCAACAGGGACGCTACCCGTCCGGTGGTGCCGGTGCCAAAGTAAGGGTCTAGCACCGTCGCTCCGGCCACGGTGGCGCTAGACAATAATTCGTGGACTAATGAGTCAGGGAATGGGCAGGGGTGGTTAGAGTGGCCACAGGGACGATGCACCAGCACCGACGATCGCAGCGGCTTGGTGTTCAGCATCGGTCGCCCGTTTTTGCCGCTCTTGCCCATCATCAGGACATACTCATGGGTTTCAGGCGGCGCATCACCCTTGCCTACTTGGCTACTTTGCCCCTTGTCCCAAATCAATATCTTCCGCATTACCCAGCCATCAGCCCGTAGCCGCTCCGCTAGGCGGATAGGCACTAGCAAGGGTTCCTTTTCGCGGTAGTCGTCCTCCAGGCTGCGGCGGTAGAGCCATTCTCCTGCTTGTCGCCGTTGCCCCTTGGCGCGTACCGGGCTGTAGTTGTTGCTGGTATCACCTATCACAATCCAGCACACCCCGCCTTCTGCTAACCCTTGGTACACCAGCCTAAAAACCTGCTGCTGAGTATCCAGGTAGGCGTCAAGGCTACCCTCTAGCCCGTGTTGCCCTTCGTGGCCATAGTCTATCTGGCCGTAGTAGGGAGGGGAGGTTAGGCAATAGTCCCAGGTGGTTCCCTTAGCCAGTAGGTTGGCCAGGACCGCGATCGCGTCGCCACGGTAGGTGCGGATGCGATCGTCCGCCATTGGCTTATTGTCAATGGTATTGAACAGGGCTAGCTGGTGCATTTTTCTGGAAAGCTGTAGGGCTATTGATTAGACGATGCCCACCCTAGTTCTAGGATACTATCGGTTCGCGCAGATTGGCGATAGGGTTGTAAATTTGCAAAATTACTACTAACTAACTATTGTCGTTTCGTATACGAAACACTATAGTAATGACATGGGCGAGTGAAGCCCGCAAGTTTTAGGAGGAAAAGTTATGGCTGAACCATGGGGCAAGGGTCTGGCGATCTCAAAGGCTTTAGGCCAATGCTGGGATGAGCCTGCTTCCAAAGAAGATCTGACCCAGAAACAAAGGCTTTCGCAGCAGGGCCTCTGGATTGAAAAGACAACCCGGACCCTCACTTATGAGGGTAGCGAGGGTGTTGGATCGTTAGACTTTGTAGTCCAGCGATCCGTCGTAGCAGAGGAGATGTACTGCTCCCGTTACGACGACATATCAGGACAGTACGTCCATTGGTGTCACATCGATCCGGCGTGGGATGAGTCCCATGTCGTCGAAATTGGGGGGGTGGAAGTTCCCCTCAAACTAGCAGGCGATTTCCTCGACTACGGGCAGGACTACGGGCAGGTTTTGCCCTCTTGCATGGATTTCTTGCTGGAGGCGGCCTTTCCGCTTGGGGATGACACCCCCGAATGGGCCTGGAGCAGGTTCCTCCTGTTCTGGGACTACGCTTGGCCTGAATAGCCGAAACCCAGCCCTAGCTGGGTCTGCCGGGTGGTTGTAACCCCGGTACTGATGAGGCAAACATGATCAACTTTTCAACCACTTCCGTTATCCTCAATGGCCATCAGGCCACCCTTGTCGAGTTCACTCTCGACGGCGATTTGAGCCCTGATGTCTTAAGCAGCCTTGAGCTGCCAGCCATCGACCCCACCGGTGGGGTCGTCCTCTCTGGCAGGGGACCGATCTGGCTCTATGCGGCCATGGCCCACCACTATCACGTTAGCCGATGGGTAGCCTGCCGTGACCCCCGCCTCGGTGCGGTGGTCGTCAGCACCCATCACCCGTCCGCCCCCCGTCCAGGCACTGTGCTGTCTTTTCAGCCAGTCCTAGCCTAAGTGGCCGCAACTACCGGGTATCTGCCCGGGGTATTGCTGGCGAAGGTCGCCCCACCGAGGGCACCGAAGTCTACAACACCACACTGCGGATACCCGGCTGTCGCTCAGCGGCCTACCGCGAACTGCGGCGGCTAATTGAGCAACACCCGGAGCCTGACCGGGCCATTAAACAGGCAATTGATTCCCTCCGCCTCTAGCCCTTGCTAGGGGCCTTTGCTTACCCATTTGGAAAGAACCATGCACTTTAATGACGACGCTTTAAGGGAAAGGTTAAGGGCAAAGAAAATTCGCCATCTGCTTCAGTATGCTATCGTTTAGTGTTGACAATTCGATAGAAAGGGCGGTATATTGAAATTGTTGAAAGCCATTGGAGGGCAGTCATGAATACTAAGGTTGAAGACGTCAAGCTCGTTATTTGCGATGTAAGGGACGGGAGCTTGATCTCCCAGCATCCTCCCACCATTCCCGAAATTGAATGGCTAGAAATACCTGGATCTCGCACAGAGGCGGGTTCTTATTTTCAGCATCTTGCCGCCGCCAGGATTCCCGAGTCTCAGTGCTTGGGGCTGCCGGAGCACTGTTCCGTGGATCATCGTTTCGCGCATGTCACGAGACTGAATGTTCACGGAGAAGTGTTTGAGGTGTGCTATCAGGATGCTGAAGGACACCCCATCAAGGCTACGGCGTACTGATAAGATTTGGCGCTACTGCATTGCTTCACTCTCCGCCCCTAGCCTTCGCTGGGGGCTTTTGCTTTAGCCGTAAACCGGCGATAGATTGCCACTATTGCGCGGGTTGCGATCGCTGCTATTTCGGCGGACTTGCTCAAATTCGTCCAGGTAGGGCATTGCGGCATGGATGCCGTTGAATACCTCCTGCCGGGTGCGGGCGGGGTCGGTGGCGCTGGCGATGTTGACAGTAATGTTGGTGGTGCGGTTGTTGGAGGCTTGGCGGTTGTCGCCGCCGCTCCTAAGCATTTGAAATAACCGGTCAGGAAGTCCAGGAACCCGACTCCAGCCGTCGTCAATGCCCTGCCAATTGCTACCGCCTAGCCCGCTTCGCCTTAACCATTGCTGCAACTCCGCTCCGCTGCCAATTTGCCCGCTCTGTACTGCCCTAGATAATTCGGCACTCCAGTTTCGTGCTTGGCGTCCATTTGGCTGGGCGCGATCGCCGGTCAGGATGTCCGCCAGGAAATCGGTATATTCGCCTGGAGTGTCAGTGTTGGCTCGGTGAAAGCCAAGGTTGAATTGAGCAAACCCCAGCATGTTGTTACCCGTTCCGCCGCGTCGGGTAAAGAAGTCGGTGCCTGTTGCCCCGCGTCCATAAACCTCAGTCCCGCCGATCGCTAAGGCGATCGCGAGTGCGGCCCGTCCGTCTGGGGTATTGGTGTTGAACCGGGGGTCCAGGCTAGTTAATTGTCCGCTTAGCTGTTCTAGGGACTCGTAGCCAGTGCTGAGGTTGACGCTACCGCCACCACCTGCCGCTGGCTGGGTGCCTTGGATGCTGTGAGGGATGATGTATGTATATCCGCCCCTGCTGTCTGCGCGGAAAGTTGTGATAGGTCGTTGCCTTACTGGCGCCGATCTTGTGGACCTGTCAATCATTTGACCGTCGCCGACCGCTATTCCGACATGGGTAAACCCACCAATACCTGAGCCAGGGCCATCGTAGGTATTTTCAAACCCCACGATCGCACCAGCAGGGATCTCGTCAGGATTTAGCGTGTGCCTAAGTTCTCCAACGCTTTCATCGAAAAAGCTTCCGGCAAGCCCAGGGGACGATCCACGCGCCACGCCCACATCGCGTCCGGCTTGCTTAAATACTTCCCTGACAAAGAAAGCGCATTGCGCCTGAACGCCTCGCCTAAATTCTTCGCCTTCCCAGCCTTTCGCGGCGTTCACAATGTCAGCTGCAGCAGAAGCATCAACTCCTCCAAATCCACCGCCGCCCGCTCCACCCATCACCGAATTAAGCGTTGACACCAATGCCTCCCGCACGGAGTCCACCGCTGAAATAAGCTGAGGGAAAAAGGCTTGCATCATCTGGATAATGCTGGGTAGTTGCCGCTGGGTGTTGATTTCAGAATTGACGTGAATCAATAGGTCGGTCTTCAGGATGTCGTTGGTCACGTCCTGCAATAGCTTGCGCTGCTCACTAGCGGTCTGGTACGCCTGGATGTCCATCAGATTGGACTCTCGAAGTACCTGGAAGATGTCGGTCAGCGATGCACCGCCGCTGGTGCCACCCATGCGGGCGGAGACAATGTCCCCGGGGGCAAACTCAAAAACGTTATAGCCAGGGGCGGCGGTGACGGTGCCGGGGGTGTCATTGAAAGCACCATCAATCAGTCCGCCGATATAGTTTCTAGCGCTTCTTAAAGCCCTGGGGATTATCCGCCTAGCGTGTTCGCCAAGGGGTCCATGGCGTTGAATATATTCAGCACCTTCGTGCGCAAGTTCGATGTTTGCGACATCATCAGGGGCTAATTCTCTGGTCCGAACGATATTGGCCGCTGTTGCTATAGAGCCAATAGGTCCGGGTAGTCCGGCGGCGAAAGAAAGTGCTGCGGATCGCCCTATTGGGCTAGAGATGGCGCTGCCAACCTGTTCCCCGATTTCCCTTGAATTGGTGTCACCCCCAAAGATCAGCCTACCGATCGCACTATTCCTAAACTCATTCACCATATCCCTGAGCTTATGGAAGGCGGCGATACCTTCTCTAGTCAGGTTGGCTAGCTGTGGCCCTGCCTCACGGATAAACTTGATCACCCCATCCATGGCGGCAGCAATACCATCACCGATCTCCTTAAGCGGGAAACCGTTGAGTTGTTCAAGTAACTCCACTTGGGTTTCCTTCATCTTGAGCGATGCCTCATTCAAGTTAGACATCGCCTTGATGGTCAGGTTATTGGCCTCCGCCTCCAGTTTGCGGGCTTGGTCGCCTGGGCTTTCCTGTAGTTGGGCTAGCAATTGCTCCACCCGTCCGCCATCGCCGCCCGGGCCGGTCGGCAGCCGTCCGCCATTGGCCGCGCTGATATTGGCCAGCTCTTCAAAGGTACGGAGGTCCTGGGCGGTCGCCTGTCGCCCCAAAATGCCTTGCAAAGTAGCTGAGGTTTGCCGCTGCAGCCCTGAATTACCAGCAATTAGGTTCTGGACAAAGTTGGGATCACTAGCCGCCGCCGCCCTAAATTCATCGGCACCCATCCCGGAGATGCCCTGCACCCGGTTGGTGGTCATCCGCAGCACTCGCTGCGCATTGGCCATCATTTGTTCAGGCGAATTAAACCGCGAGTCTAGGGCTGCCTCATCGACGCCTGCCAGCCTTAGGTAGGCCGCTGAGGTGCTATAGGGGTCAGCGGTGCCGCCATAGGACAGGAAGCTTTGTAAGCCCGCCCCAGCCATCTGGACGTTATCTCTAAACAGGGCGGAGGTGCGGGAATTGCCGCCGGTTAGCCCTGCCATCACGTCCTGGAGCAAGCCAAAGGCGCGATCGCTCATCCCCTGGCCGGTCTGCTGCACCGCTTGCATGCGGGCGCTGCCCATCATGTCGGCGTACTGCTGGATGTTGGACTCAAACCCAGCCCGGATAGCACCACCTACCACATCGGATAGGTAGCTGCGAACGCCCTCAGCGCCCTTCTCGCCACCGGTGCGGGAGTAGATGCCAGCCATATTGGCGGTGGCTTCTACGTTAAGCCCTAGCGCCCGGGTAAGCTCCTGGATGGTATTCACCAGGGGTCCGGCCATGGCCGGATTACTCAGGGCTCGGTTTTCCCGTAGCTGGTCAATCAGCCCGGCGGTCTCTTCAATTCTAAACCCGTTCTGGGTGCCTAGTTCAAAATTACGCAGCCTGCCAACGCTACCTACGCCAAAGCGCTGGTTAATGTCCGCGATCTGGGTTTCGTAGGCAAGGGATTGTTCGCCCCCCTTGGCAACCCGATCCACTAAGCTGCCAATGCCGCTACCAATGGACGCACCGGTCAGCATCCCGGCAGGGCCGCCCAGTAGCCCGAGTACACCACCAATGACGCCACCGGCAGCGGTGGCAATATTGCCCTGCATGGCATTGGTAGCAATGGACGTGCCGGTATTGATGGTCTGGCTAAGTGCCAAACCTTTCATCCAACCCAATAGCTCGTTGGTACCGTCCTTTTTCTTGCCGTCCTCCTGCAATGAATTGCGTAGTTCTCGCAGGGAGTTGATTAGGTCCTGGTAGTCCTTAGCGCTATCCGGGTCTTTCAACGACGCATGGAGGATCGAGGTTTGCAGGCGAGAGGCGGCCATATTGGCCACGTCCGGCGCATTGGGCGCGATCGCCTGTACCGCTTGCACCCGTTGTTGAAAGTCGCCCAAAGTGCCCCTATCGGTGGTCGGCTGCGGGGGCGGTGGCAGCGTCCCACCGGTGTCAGTGGTAGGGCGCGGCAATGGCTCAAAGGAACCACCACCACCTGCCGCTGAGGCTGCCGCCGCTGAGGGCGCACCGGTACTGAAATGGCGCTCCAGGTCCTGTTGCTTATTGATGGCGCGTTCTGCCCCTTCAATGAAGCCACTCGGGTCTAGGTTTAGGACGTACTCTAACTTATGTTCTTGGTCAGCCATGGCCGTAAATAAGAAAAGCCCCCGTCGTTACGAGGGAGGTAACAACGGGGGCATCTTGCGGGTGCAACTTA